CATCATTTTCTCCTTTTCAAACAAGATACCACGGATCGCCCGCTTCGTCAAGATACACTTCGTCAAAAATATCGTCAGCACAACCTACAACTTCCGCCCAGTCGAGCGGATGGCAGTCGTTCTCATCAATCGGCTCGACCATCGGCTCTACGATACCAGCGTCGGCCATTTCCGCAAGAATCCGGTTGACATTGTCGAAATCGTACATGAGAACCTCCGTTGGGGTGATGCGTGGATTCTACACTAATGATCGGCACTGTCAAGCAGAAAATCTTAGAAAATCTAAAAATAATCTTGTGCCAAACGAAAAAATTTTTGTGGCACACCGTATGCTTAGTCTTTTGTTCTAAGTGGTTGATACATAAGCACTTACGTCGCGGCGGGCGGCCCGATTTCGCTGTAAGTCCTTATACGGTAAGAGTTTACGCTGACTATGGCACCACTATGCAAACCCGTAGGGTTAGGTGAGACAGTGTGGATGCCTTGTCACCCCCCTCAATTGGTGGCAGTTGCCACGGGTGACCGATATACTATATGACCACACTTATTAGCATAGAGTGAACGATATCCCACATTATAATCATTAATAAGTAGCAAGATACCCTTTCCGGGAATGTTACGGATACTCTCAACCGGACCCTCGAAAACTTCGCCGGTCACATATACCACATGAACGATATCACCAATCTTCATTTTTCTTTCTCCCTTTGTTTTCTACAATCCTACCAAACTTTTCCGTCGATTCAACCCCTATTAGGATGGGCAGGTCGGATCGTCGATTTCCTCAATAACGCAGTCGCAGTGTTCCCAGCATCGGGGACACAATTCGAGACCAGCGATATCACCAACAATCTCAACACCACAGCAATCGGAATAGTAAACTTCAATCTTGCTCATTCTTTTCTCTCTTTCTTTCTCTTATATCGACATTATACCATGGATTCTTTAGGTTGCAAGAAAAATCTGGAAATTTTTGTGTCAAGAGATTTTGACAAAACTTTTCATAATTTTCTTCCATATTGGCACACCATATGCTAGAGCAATTGTCATACCAAAAATCATGGCATAGAGTTTGCTATTAGCATTTGTTGTAAGTCGTTACCACATAAGCACTTGCGTCACGGCGGGCGGCCCGATTTCGCCGTAAGTCCTTACGGTTCAAGACTTTACGTCGAGCCCATCCCTCTACAGGGTGGGGAATACCTCGGCAGGGTGGATAGCGCGGGCCGTACCATCATCACGGATAGCATAGTGAACGCCACCCACAGTGTACAAACTAACATCACCACCCAAGTCGCACAAGTACATGGCCGAATGTCCATGAATTGCAATCAAACGAAGCAACGTTTTTTCCACCGCAAGTTGAATCGTCATGTGTTCACTCATCTCCAATAAAGGGACTCATTTCATCTTCACTAAGTCTAGCATACTGTTCCGCAAGAGCAACCACCCTTTCGGGGGAACCGGGCTGTCCAACCGGGAAACGCATATGATCTACAGTACCCACAACGCGAGGATCGACCTTTTCGACCTTACTCTTACCGATCTTTCGTAGGGCTGAACGATTGAACTTCAATACCTTTTCACTTCGAATACTACCACCATCAGCGGTACGCTTGTCGCAAGGGATCGCAATGCCGTAGAAGATACCACGCACTGTACGCTTGTACTGTTCAACAATTGGGAACTTTTCCATTTTCTCTTTCTCTCTTTCTTGTGTGCTGATTCTACCAAACTTTTCCGCTGCCGCAACCCCTCAATCGGGTGTGACTGCTACGGGTGATCGGTAGACTATATGACCACACTTGTTAGCATAGACCGAACGATACCCTACAGTATCGTCGTTGATGAGAAGCAGAATACCCTTTCCGGGAATATTCCGAATTCTCTCAACTGGACCTTCGAACACTTCACCTGTTACATAGACAACATGGACGATATCGCCAATCTTCATTTTTTTCTCTCTTTCTTTCCTTCAAGTCTACCAAAAAAATTCGCCGCCGCAACCCCCCTTATAGGGAAGGATCACTCTTCGATCACAACCCTTTCCAATTCGATAGGACCGTTATCCTTGTAGGACTGCGGAATCTTTGAGAGGGCTTCACCCTCACTAATTCCACCTACCTTACCGATACGCTTGCCATTCTGGTAAACTATCCACAAGTTAGTACGAACATGACGATGGCGGTTAGACCGCTCATCACGATAGGACCGAAGGGCTGAACTGTAACGATTCATTCTCATTCTCTTTCTCTCTTTCTTTCTTTCTTTCTTTACTACCCTATATATATGCACTTCCCATGCCATTCACCAAAAAATATTTTTTTCTTCCTAAGTCCTTACGCCACAACACTTTACAACTTTCTCATTTTGAGACGGGGGTGTGCCAAGGTGAAGCATTTTGCTACAGGTGTTGCATTTTGCTACAGCATTTTGCTACACCACCTTTGGGGTCGATGTAAGTGCTTGATATATAAGGAGTTACGTCAAAAATGGCGGCCCGATTTCGCCGTAAGTCCTTATACCACAACGGTTTACGTCGAATTCTCACAGAATCGTACCATCCCCTCTAATGCGGTACATGATGCCGCCGATACTGTACAGACATATACCCTCTCCCATATGCTGTACAAACGTAGCCGAATAACCGTGGTGAGCAACAAGGCGACGAAGCGTATTCTGTATTTGAATCGTCATGTTCAAGATACCTTTGCAGATTCTGCTTTGTAAATCGGATAGAACTGTTCGAAGGTAAGGTTAGTGTACTTCAGTATACCAGCAACGTACAGGTCATACCGATCATTCTTACCTTCTGTCATCGTCCAAACGATATACCGATAATCTTGTGTCCAACGTTTCATCTTTTTCTCTCTTTCTTTTCTACGATCCTACCAAACTTTTTTTCTACCACAACCCCCCGACTAGGGGCTATTACTGGATCGCATAATCATCGACCACATAACCCATTTCATCAATCTGGATGAATCCACCATCATCACAGAATCCTAACTCATGATTGATTTCGATCATGTTATCATTCTGGCGAACCCTTTCCAGAAGATCCATTGCAAAAGCAACTCGACCAACAAACGTAGTCATGGTCGTATTGTTGATCAACTCGCACAACTCACTAACCGTATTCAGCACAATCATGTTTTCCATCTTATCTATCCTTTTTCTACTTGTTTCCGAAACCCCTTGTTTCGATGCCAGATATATATGCACACCCCGTGCCATTCGAGAAAAAAAATAGGATTTTTCATAAACCCTTGAAAAATATAGGGTTACAGCATTCTCAATTTGAGACGGGGGTATCGATCACCGTAGCATTTTGCATCACACTGTAGCATTTTGCACAGCATTTTGCGTCACCCGCTCAGTAGGGGGGTTTTTTCATTTTATTGAGAACGATTCTCAAAACTGGCGGCGGCCGGGGGTGGTGCAAACACGATCCGAACACCATAAAATAATTGGCCGTATTCCCTAATAACTAATAAAAAAAGGGAGCATGATGCTCCCCAATTTTATCTGATACTAACTTCTATATTTTCAATTAGAAGCTTGAACACCAGAGCTAACGATACTATCTTGAATAAAGTTTCTATTTTTGGGTTTCCTTCCGCGACTCTTTTTCAAAGATAGTTTTCGTCTTTGTCTCCTAATCATTGGCGCTGTAATCTGATCATTGCCAGATATTCTGCTTATGTTTAATGCTAATTCATCATCGCTTAGTATAGCATGATTATCTTTTATATACTGCAACTCTGTTGTGCTCCACTTATGGTAAGATGACCTCATATTTATCTCCTTGAACTAGACTAAAGGTGTAGTAACCTTATTATTATAATACGATCATAACCGTTAGCAAGGGCCGCTTTATGAATAAAAATTACAATTTTGTACCGTCAGTATTACATACTACAGCACAAGAAATAGATGTTACAAATGATCTACAGGCCGAATCCACAAAAACAATAGCAGAACTACTGCATGAAAAAAAAGAAGAAGAAAAAGACCCAAAAGCCTTGTTTACCGAATAATGTTCAAGAAGAAGACTTTTTAAAAGCCATAGATAATGTTGCTAAAAAATTAGCACATAAATTTAAATTTGGATATCATAGTTTTGAAGATATGAAACAACAAGCTATTATTTTTGGCTTAGAATGCTTAGATAAATACGATAACAAAAGACCCCTAGAAAACTTCCTATGGACCCACGTTAGAAATAGACTTTTCAATTATAAAAGAGATCACTATCAAAGGCCCGATAAACCTTGTTTTAAATGTCCCGAAAACGATCCTTACCTTTCCTGCTCAAACAATGGATGTAAAGCATTTTCAAACAAGAGCGATTGCGAACTATACAAATTATGGGAAAAAAGAAATAATAATAAGAAAAATTTAATGACTCCACAAAATATAGATGATATGAATATTTTTAGTAATGAATCTAGTATTTGTGGTGATATTGCAAATAAGGAACTATTAGAACTAATAGACAAACACATGTTACCATCAGACAGGGCCGTTTATATCAAATTAAAACACGGACAAAAAATACCTAGTGCAGAATTAAACAAACTTAAAGAAACTATACTAAATATTATAGCTAATTACCAATGACTATTCCTAAAAAAAGAGGACAACTGAGCTTAGACGAAGAAAAATATATTAAAGATAATATTCATTCTTTATCCGTGGCCGATATTGCTAATAATCTTAACAGAAACATAGCCCCGATACAAAAATATGCCGAACAAAACTTTTTATTTACTGATCAAGAATCTATAGCAGATCTTGAATATTTAAAACTTAAACTTCATACTAAGCCGTTTTGGCCCGAAATTACTAAACAATTTGACAACACATCAGGAGAATTAGAATACTTTGAGAATACATGGGTAAGCTTAATTAAACAATTTAGAGAAGATGTTCTTCCTGCTGAAGAATTACAAATTAAACAATTTATTACTATTGATATTCTTATTAATCGCAGTATGAAAGAGCGTAAAAGACACATAGCCGACACTGAAAAAATACAAAATGAGGTTGATAAAGAGTATGCTAAAAGTGAAGATCAAAGAGATATTCCGAAATTGGCCAACCTGGAAACGCAACTATCATTCGCCCGTAACAGTATCGCTAATTATACTAATGAATATACCAAGCTTCTTAACGAACAACAAAAAATTAGTAAAGATCTTAAAGCTACTAGGGAGCAAAGAATCAAACGAATAGAAGATGGCAAAAGCTCTTGGGTAGGATTAATACGAATGTTGGAAGACGAAGAATTAAGAGAAAAACAAGGTCGTGAAATGGAAATATTGAAATTAGCCACTCTTAATCAAAAAAATAAACTTGAGCAACTTCACTCATACTCTAATAATAATATAGACCGCCCCCTTTTAACACCAGAAAGCGTGGAAAAATATGACAAATAAAACTGCCGTTATTACAGGAATTTCAGGTCAAGACGGATCATACTTGGCCGAATATCTACTATCACTATCAGAGTATACTAGAGTAATAGGAATTCACAGAAGACTATCTAACAATAATGGACTATCAAGAACATCCCATCTTCTGCATAATCCTAAATTCTTGTCAGAAGAAGGTGATCTTACAGATTCTCATTCTGTATGTAATATAATCAAAAAGTATTCTCCACACGAATTTTATAATCTAGCAGCTCAGAGTCATGTGGGTACCAGTTTCAAACAGCCCAATTTAACTTTTAGCGTAAATACTAGCGGCGTAGTTAATATACTAGAAAATCTATTAAATTATTCGCCCCACACCAAACTATATCAGGCTAGCACAAGCGAAATGTTTGGTCAAGAATTTTCAGCAGCCGAAAATCATGATTTAAATGTTATAGAAAAATTTCAAGACGAAAGCACACCCTTTAAACCTCAAAGTCCATACGGCGCTAGCAAATTAGCTAGTCATCACTTGGTAAGAATATATCGTGAAGGATACAATCTATTTGGTTGTTGCGGCATACTATTTAATCACGAAAGTCCGCGACGCGGCGTAAATTTTGTTACTAAAAAAATTACTAATTATATAGGTATGCTACAAAATAATCTAACAAATGAAAAACTCAAACTTGGTAATCTAAATAGTTGCAGAGATTGGGGCCATGCTAAAGATTATGTGCGCGCTATGCATCTTATGTTACAACAAAATATTCCTGATGATTTTGTTATCTCCACAGGCTCATCACACTCTATTAAAGAATTTTTATCCATAGCTTTTAATTTGGTTAATAAAAATTATGAAGATTATGTGGAAATTGATAGTGAATTTATTAGACCAGCAGAGGTAGACTATTTACGAGGACGATCCACAAAAGCTTATCATATTTTAGGATGGCAACCACAAATATCTTTTGAGCAGCTAGTACAAGATATGGTGGATTATGATGTTAAACAATACTCCCATAGCAAATATAAAAAAGTTGTTTCATGAGATTTTTTAATTCTTTAGAATACAAACAGTGGAGAAAAGAGGTCTATACAAGAGACAACAAAACTTGTCAGTGGCCCAATTGTAATAGCAAGAAAAAGATAAATGCTCATCATATAAAAACGTGGGCAAATCATCCTGGATTACGATATGATGTTAACAATGGAATAACACTATGTTATGAACATCATAAAATGATCAGGGGCATTGAAACCTATTACGAAGCAGTTTTTTTAAAAATAGTAGCGGACAAGAAAAAAGATGACAGATCCTGAATATACCATAATTATTGATTCTAGAGAACAGCAACCATGGACTTTTAGAAATAAAATTACAGCTGTAAATAAATTAGACACTGGAGATTATAGTATACAAGGATTAGAAAACTTGGTAGCAATAGAAAGAAAAAAGAGCGTTAGTGAACTAGCAACTAACATCACAGAAAGCAGATTTAAGGATGTTATACAAAGATTAAGTGAAACAAAATATGCTTTTATGCTTTTTGAATTTTCTTTAAAAGATATTCTAATATATCCAATAGGATCAAATATTCCTAAAAGCAAGTGGCAATATATCAAAATTACTGCAAATTTTTTACTAAAAAATATAACAGACTGGCAATTAAAACACAATATTAAAGTATATTTTTGTGGATCTCATTCTTATGCTGAGAATCTAGCAGGATATCTATTACATAAAATTTATAATCAAGAAAAAGGAAATTTACATAATGAAACTTGATTTTCCCATAACAATTACTCCTCCGCCATATACTGATCCATCAACTAAAAAAATTACTCAGCCAGAATCTATAACTTTACAAGATTTAAAAATAACTTATATTGATAGTCCGGATCAAAAAAAATTAGTAGCAAGAATAGACTCATTACCCTATGTGCTTCCTTTGGTGGAGTCAGATCAAGAATATGATAATTTGGGTGATTATTCTAGTTCCATTAGAGAAAAACTAGTTAAAGAAAAACTAGGATCAGATCCGGCAGCTAAAATAAGATCTTTGTTTCCTCCTACGTTAGAAGAATTTCCAAATGGTCCTGGTACAATACTATCACAAATCATTAAAAGCGTTGGCATATCTATAACACCAACATGCAAATGCATGAAACATGCTAATGAAATGAATACTAAAGGAGTACAATGGTGCGAAGATAATATAGAAACAATTATAGAATGGCTTAAACAAGAATGTAAAGAACGAAATATTCCATTTATTCCAACAGTAGTTCGTATGGTTGTTAATCAAGCTATTAGTAAAGCTAAAAAACATGTCATATAATTTTGATGATGCATGGTTAGGTCTAGGAGATTTATCTAAACTAACTATTAGTCGTAATCTTATGATTAATAGATCCAGAGAAGATATAGAAAATCCAGATAAACATTTATTAAAAATTATGAGAGATCCCAATTATTTAGGATCAACATGCAAACTACTAATGAACATTGAACTACATCCTATACAGATAGCAATATTACAAGAATTTTGGAATAGAGCTTTTCCAATGTTTGTTGCTAGTCGTGGTTTTGGTAAAAGTTTTTTATTAGCACTATACGCTACATTAAAATGTATCTTTATTCCCGGAACCAAAATAGTTATAGTTGGTGCAGCATTTCGTCAAAGCAAAGTGATTTTTGAATACATGGAAACGATTTGGAGAAATAGCCCAATTCTAAGGAGCATATTCAATGGCAATGACGACGGCCCGCGAAGAGATGTTGATAGATGCACAATGAGATATGGCGACAGCTGGGCTATTGCTATTCCAATGGGTGATGGATGTCTTACTTCTGATACCATGATAACATTCAGTAATTGTTTTTCAACACTAGGATCATTATTTGATTTAGATTACGATGAAGAACTAGATACTGTTAATAACTGTGAAGTTTGGGACAATATTAAGTTTGAAAAAAGTTTACATAAAAGATATAATGGATTAAAAGATACAATTAAAATCAAAACAAAAAGAGGATTTGTTCTAGAGGGGACACATAATCATGAAATTAAGGTATTTGATGGAAATAATGTGATTTGGAAAAGATTAGATTCTATCAACATAAATGATAAAATCCTAATAGATGTATCAGAAAGATGGCACGAAGGAACAACAGAACTAACAACAGACGAATCTTATGCTTTAGGATTGATGATAGGAGATGGCTGTTGGACCAATAAATATAGATTAAGATATACATCTAATGATCCAGAACTAGTAATAGCATTAGAAAAAGGCACAGGATATAAATTTTATCAATGTTCTGATGGTATTCATTATAATCATGATAGTATAAAAAATGTTAAAAAATGGATGAACAAGTGGCAAATTGATCATACATATACTAAAGACAAGCATTTACCAGAACCTATTCTTCATAGTTCTCAAGAAATAATGAGCGCTTGTTTAAGAGGTATTTTTGATACAGATGGACATGTTCAAGGGAATAAGGCCAAAGGAGGTATTGGAATAACAATAAGTTTAACCAATACTTCAGAAAAATTAATGAAACAAATTCATTATATTTTATTACATTACGGTATTGTCTCTACTCTTAAATCGCGAAAACGCAAAAAACAATGGAATACTATTTATGAGTTATTGATTAATGGTTATAACGTCAAAAAATTTGCAGAAAAAATTGGCTTTGGATTAAAACGTAAACAACATTCTCTAATAGAATATATATCAAAAAAACAGAAATGGTTATCTCAAGAAAAATATTATAATAGTTTTTTATTAGATTATATTACAGATATTAGTTATGATCGTAATTACACATACGATATAGAAGTTGAAAATTCTCATCAATATAATGCTAATGGTATATGTGTTCATAATAGTAAAATCAGAGGTCTAAGAGCACATATTATTATCGCAGACGAATTTGCGTCAATATCTCCAGATATTTATGAAACGGTTGTTTCAGGTTTCGCAGCCGTGAGCGCTAGTCCAATACAAAATGTAAAAGAACAAGCTAAAAAAACAGCGATGCAAGAAATGGGCATATGGAATGATGAATTAGAAGCATTAGACACAAAAATGAGCAATCAGGCCATAATAGCAGGAACAGCCGACTATGCTTTTAAGCATTTTGCTAAATATTGGAATAGATATAAAACTATTATTAATAGTAAAGGAGATATTAATAAACTCAAAGATGTATTTCCAGAAAGTGTTCCAGAAAATTTTAATTGGAAAGACTATAGTATAGTAAGAATACCATATGAATTAATTCCTAAAGGATTTATGGATGATAAACAAGTTGCTAGAGCAAAAGCCACTATTCATACTGGTATCTATAATATGGAATATGCCGCTTGTTTTGTTGAGGATAGTGAAGGATTTTTTAGGCGTAGTCTAGTAGAAAGTTGTGTTGTATCAACAGAAAAAAATATCACAGATTCCCAAGGAAGACCAATACTTTTTGACGCAACAGTTAAGGGTTCCTCACACAAGCAGTATATATATGGCATCGATCCTGCATCAGAAAATGATAATTTTAGTATAGTTATTTTAGAATTAAACAATGATCATAATAGAGTAGTATATTGCTGGACAACTAATCGTAGTAATTTTAAAGATCGTCAAAAGACAGGGCTAGTAGAAGATCATGACTTCTATGGTTTTTGTGCAAGAAAAATTAGAAATTTAATGAAAACTTTTCCATGCGCTAGAATAGGATTAGATGCTCAAGGAGGAGGTATAGCTATAGAAGAAGCTTTACATGATCCTGATAAGTTAAATGATGGAGAAATATTAATTTGGCCAACTATAGACTACAGCAAATCCAAAGAAACTGATAATCAGCAAGGATTGCACATACTTGAACTTATACAATTCGCTAGAGCAGATTGGACTAGTCAAGCTAATCATGGTTTACGAAAAGATATGGAAGATAAAGTATTGCTATTTCCAAGATTTGATAATCTTACACTAGGTTTAACACTAGCATCAGAGGGACAGGATATATTAACAACAGATCTTAATCCTATTTATGATAATCTTAGCGAATGTGTTGTAGAAATTGAAGAACTTAAAAACGAATTAACCACAATTGTTATGACACAAACTAGTCAGGGCCCCAATGCTAGAGATAGATGGGATACTCCAGAAGTAAAACTAACTAGCGGTAAAAAAGGTAGATTAAGAAAAGATAGATATAGCGCATTACTTATTGCTAATATGCTAGCAAGACAAATGACTAGATCATATAAAACTATCGAATATGATGTTGTAGGAGAAAACGCTAAAAATGCTACAAAATTAAATGGTCAAATGTACAAAGGTCCAGAATGGTTTACGTCCAACGCTAATGATAATGATATATATTTGGGTATTTATAATAATTGAGTGTATTATTAAAGTAATCACATCATAATCCTACTGCATTACAATTAATATTATGGCTAAAAAATATCCAAGAAGTGAAACAGCTAATACTACCAATAATTCCGACGAACCAGCTTTTATAGCTTGGGGAGACGACGAAGCTTCTCGACAAGAAGCTATGAAAATTTCTGGACAATCATTATCTGAATATACAGTTGTTGAAAAAGCAGGCGCAACCAGACGATATAATCTTGATTATTCTGATCTTGATCGTAATACATCAGGCAGACCAGGATTAACCAAATCTGACTACTATTATTTTAGACCAGGCGAAGCTATTCCTGTTAGACAAAAACAGATAATGCAAAAGGCCGAAGATATTTATCAAAGAGTTGGTTTAGTAAAAAATGTTATTGACCTTATGGGCGACTTTGCTTCTCAAGGAGTTAGGTTGGTTCATAAAGATAAAAGAATAGAAAGATTTTATAAACAATGGTTTAAAAAGATTAGGGGTAAAGATCGTAGCGAAAGATTTTTAAATAATCTATACAAGACTGGGAACGTTGTTGTTAATAGACAAACAGGTAAACTAAGCTTAAAAGTAGCTAACGATCTTTATAAAAGCGTATCATCTCCAGATCTCTTGGTAGATAAAATTATAACTCCAATCGTTGAAAAAAGAGAAATTCCTTGGAAATATACTTTTATAGATCCTGTTGTAGTAGACATAACAGCCGGCCCAATAGCATCATTTGCACAACAAAAATTACTTGAAATTTCTTTACCAGCACCAATTAGAAAAGCTATATTAGCTCCAAAAACCGAAATTGAAAAACAGATTGTTAATTCTTTACCACAAAATATTGTCGAGGCAGCAAAACAAAAACGTGGATATCCATTAGATCCTAATAAAACTCTAGTCTTTCATTACAAGAAAGATGATTGGCAAAGCTGGGCATATCCTATGATATATGCTATTATGGATGATATTACAATTCTTGAAAAATTAAAATTAGCAGATATGTCAGCATTAGATGGCGCGATATCTAATATTCGTATTTTTAAATTGGGTAGCCTAGAACATAAAATATCTCCTACCAAAGCAGCAACCAGTAAATTAGCACAAATTTTAGGCAATAATGTTGGTGGTGGTACAATGGATCTTATTTGGGGTCCAGATATTGATTTGCTAGAAAGTAAAACTAGTGTGCATCAATTTTTAGGAGAAGGTAAATATATCCCTCATTTAAATAGCGTATATGCTGGTCTTGGTATTCCTCCAACGCTCACCGGCACATTTGGTGCAGCAGGAACAACAAATAATTTTATTAGTCTAAAAACCCTCACACAAAGATTACAATACGGAAGAGATGTATTAACAGAATTCTGGGAGAATGAAATAGCAATAGTACAAAAAGCTATGGGTTTTAGATATCCTGCTAAAATAGAATTCGATAAAATGGATCTTAGTAATGAAGATTCCGAAAAGGCTTTACTTATTCAATTAGCAGATCGTAATCTTATTAGTGACGAACTATTACATAGTCGTTTTGGTTTTGATGCCGATATAGAAAAATCAAGACTATCAAGAGAATCTAAAGATAGGGCAAAAAATCGTATGGTTAGAAAAGCTGGGCCGTGGCATGATCCTCAATTAGAAAATTCATTAAAGAAAATAGCTCTACAAAGTGGATTAGTATCTCCTAGTCAAGTTGGACTAGAATTAGAAAAAAAGAAAAATGGCGAAAAAAATGCTATGGAACTTAAACAAGAATTGGCAATGCCTAAACTTGGTTCGCCAGTAGCACCATCTGTTGGACCAAATTTATCTGGACAACCTAATCAGGGTCGTCCTAAAAATAGTAAAGATACCACCCAAAGAAAGCAAAAGCAATTTTCTCCCCAAACAGGAGCTAGCTTAAATATATGGGCAAATAATGTTCAGGATAAAATTAGTAATATTATTAATCCTATTATTTTAGACTTCTATAATAAAAAAAATCTTAGAAGCTTATCTAATGAAGAAAGTAAAGAATTAGAAAAAACTAAAACTAAAATTTTATTCACATTAGATCCTTTTGAAAATATTAGTCATAATTCTGTTGTTAGTAAACTAGAAACTATAAATGATCAAAAAATTCTAGCTACTATGGATATATATAGTGTATGGTTAAATAGATTAAAATCTGATTTGCAAGAAGAATTGTCTACTGAAAATATTAAACAAGCTAAATCTTCATTCTATACTACCCTCTATTCTTTAGATAATTAATTATGAATATATTTATTGCCGAACAAGAAGATGGTCTAGAAGATATTATCAAATCATCCGCATCCATAACCTATGCATCTATTGCAGAAAAAGCTGATTCTAAAGACGAGCCAGCAATGAGATGTATGGTAAAAAGCGAAGCATCTGTCAAAGATTCTGACTTATATTATGTTCAATCTATTTTAGTAAGTTCATCTTGGAATAAAAATGATGATATTTTTGATAAAACAGAAGTTTGGGCAGCAAAAGATTCTCCAGAAGACAAACCAACAAATCTTGAACACGATGAAAATACTATAATAGGCCACATAACTGCTAATTGGCCAATTGATGATAGTGGAAATATTATAGATAAAGATATTCCATTAGATCAACTACCAGATAAATATCATATATTAACAGGATCCGTTATTTATAGGGGATTTACAGATCCTGAACTTAAAAATAGAGCAGAAACATTAATTTCAGAAATTGAAAATGGAACTAAATTTGTAAGTATGGAATGTTTTTTTAAAGGATTTGATTATGGATTGCTAAATACTAAAAATGGTAAATATTCTATATTACCAAGAAACGAAAGTACGGCCCATTTAACTAAGTTTTTACGAGCTTATGGTGGAGTTGGTCAACATGAGAACTATAAAATTGGTAGAGTTTTACGAAATATTACTTTTTCTGGAAAGGGTTTTGTTAATAAGCCCGCTAATCCTGATAGTATAATTTTTTCACAAAGTTGTATTTGTGATAAAAAAAATGATTCTTTCGAAGAATTAGGTGTATTACTGAATCAGTCAACCTGTATACCGGAGACAATAGATATGAGTTTAGACACAACACAAAATAACGTAGCAACTGAAGTATCGGAGGCATCAGTGGTCACAGAAAACACCAATGAGTCTCCAGTAGCAGAAGTAGTGACTAACACAACAGAAACCGAAGCTGCTGTTCCAATGAATAAAGATGAAGATACTCTTATGAAAATGGTTGAAGAAAAAGCTATGAAAATGGCTGAAGAAAGAGCCATGAAAATGGCGGAAGAAAAAGCTATGAAGATGGCCGAAGAGAAAGCTATGAAAATGGCAGAAGAAGTTGCTCTAATGAAAGCTGAGTATGAATCAAAATACAAAGCTGCACTAGCAGAACTAGAAGAAGCTAAAGAAGCTATCGCTGCTTATAAGGCCAAAGAAGTTGAAGACATGAAAAAAGAGAAAAAGAACAAAAGAATGGCCGCTCTTATCGACCTTGGTGTAGCTAAAGAATTAGCTAATGAAACTGTTGATAAGCTAGAAAAAGTTGATGATGACACATTTGAAACATTCAAAACACTTTTTACTAACAATTATAAAGCAGAAGAATCAGTAGCTAGCGAAAATGAAGAAGTTACTCCAGAATTGCTTGATACTGTAGAAACTGAAGAATCAGTTAATTTATCTGTTGGCTCAGAAAGTGTTTCTTCAATAGACACTACCCGTGCCGAACTTGTTGAATTCGTATGTGCTAGACTAGGCAAAAAACTTAATAAGGGAGAATAATATGGCTCTTAAACCTGATCGTATCGAAGTACTTACCGATGTATCATTTTTCATGAATACAACTGGCGCTAGGGGCGGTGTTGTTTGCACTACAACTAGTGGTTCAGGCGTAGCAATGGATGATTCTGCTGCTGTTGTGGCATATGCTGCTGCTGCTAGCGGTTCTCTTCCAGTCGGCGTTCTATTAAATGACGTAGTCAATTATGATCTAACCAGACAGCACATCAATTGGCACAAAGATGAAGTGCAAGTTGGTGGCAAAGTCACACTATTGCGTGTTGGTCAAGTTACTACAAATCTGGTTGATGGTACCCCAAGTGCTGGTAGCGGCGCTTATGTTGGTGCTAATGGCCTAATTTCTACCACAAGTACCAACGCTGTGCAAATTGGCTCATTCTTGAGCAAAGTAGATGCTGATGGTTACGCCAAAGTCTCAGTCAACATTCGATAATTTTTTAAAATAAGGGAGAAACACTTATGTCAGAAGTTAATACTAAAGCTTTTAAGCCAACACCAGAACTTACCGATCTTTTGGTAAAATCTGGTTCTGCTAATAGAGAGGTATCTCTTGCTGCTAATGCAGAATTTGCAAAAGCACTAGAGCTTCCACTTCGTCAAGGTTTGTTGAGTGGTGATATTCTTGATGGTATTTTTGAACCCATTCAATTGGCTCAAAGTGCTACTCCTGAATTCCCACTAGATTTCTTAGCTCCTGGAACAGAAAAAGACTTTGTTGCTTATACTGTTCCTAATCACGGCTATATTCCAGAACGTCATGTTGAAGGCGATTACGTCATGGTTCCAACCTATGACATCGGAGCTAGCATCGACTACTTACTAAAGTATGCTCGTGATGCTCGCTGGGATGTTGTTGGTCGTGCCATGGAAGTGCTAGAAGGTTCATTTGTCAAGAAGATGAATGATGACGGCTGGCACACTGTTCTTGCCGCTGGTGTTGATCGCAATATCGTAGTTTACGATAGCGATGCTACTGCTGGTCAATTTAGCAAGAGATTGGTTTCTTTGATGAAAACAGTCATGAGACGTAATGGTGGTGGTAACTCTGCCAGTAATAATCGTGGTATGTTAACTGATCTTTATGTTTCACCAGAAGCTATGGAAGATATCCGCAACTGGGGTATCGATCAAGTTGATGAAGTGACTCGTCGTGAAATTTATACCGCTGCTGACGGTACTCTTAACAGAGTATTCGGCATCAATCTTCACGATCTTGATGAACTTGGTGAAGGTCAAGAGTATCAACTATTCTATAGCAATACTCTTAGTGGTAGTCTTCCTGGCAGCAAACTAGAAGTTGTTGTTGGTCTTGATCTTCGCAAGAGAGACAGCTTCATTATGCCAGTTCGTCAAGAAGTTCAAATTTTTGAAGATGATACTCTTCATCGTCAAAAACGAGCTGGTTTCTATGGTTGGGCAGAACAAGGTTTTGCTGTTCTTGATAATCGTAGAGTGCTACTTGGCGCTCTATAATATAACCATAATAACTTGATTATAAAATAGGGCTGGCCTAGTGCCAGCCTTATTTTTTAGGTGTATAATACATTAGTATATAACAAAGGAGATATTATGGCTTGGCAATCTGATATTATTAATTTAGTTAGAGTTTTAATAAATGATTTATCTGATAATCCTAGTTATAATGATGATAGATTAACGCAAGTTATAACAGTAGCTGCTAGATATGTTCAGTTTGATGTTCAATTAGAAACAGAATATAATATTGATAGTATAAATAATATAATAACTCCTGATCCAACAGCTAATAATGACGAGATTTTTCTTTGCTTAGTTAGTTTAAAAGCAGCTTGTATTATTGATCAAAGTAATTTTAGAACCAGAGCAGCACTAGAGGGTGTAAGGGCCGGTCTTGGTCCTGCTCAGTTAGCAATATCCAATCATTTATCAGGCTTTAAAGAAATTATACAGCACGGTCCGTGTCAGTTATATACCGATTTATCAGAACACTGGGATATTCAACAAGCCACATCAGTTGCTGCTATACTTAGTCCTTTTGTTGGTAATAAATTTGATCCATTTATGCTTATCGCCTACGATAATCATCGTCATAAAAATATGTTCTAGAAAGGGCATTAATGTCAGCCGCTAACTATAATTTTACTATAGAAAGAGGATCATCTTTTAGAATATCATTAGTATATAAAGATGCTAATGAAAATCCTATTAATATTACTAATTGGTGTGCTAGATTAACTATGAAAACTGAATATTTATCTGTTAGTAAAAAAAGTCTAGTATCAACAAAAGTATATACTACGACTAATCTAGATTATTCATTATATAAATTTTATATAGATGGTACTGATGGTAGATTAACCCTATTATTACCGTCTGATACTACCAATAATTTTGACTTTGACAGTGCTAAATACGATCTTGAATTACAATCACCAGATGAATTCTATGGAGATGGTGGTAATTATACTATACGATTACTTTATGGTGTAATTACAATTAAACAACGATATAGTAGTTCTGAAACCGCATTGGATTGTCAGACATGAGCAATATTATTGTTATTGAAACCTCTAATGAGGCCAATATAGTTACTATTGAAGATCAGGTTTCATTAAATATTGAAGTTGTCAATACAGAAAAATTTTTAATTTCAGATTTACCAGATAATATTCCATTAACAAAAATTAAAAAGACTGGAGTTGATGGGTTGGATTATTATTTAGACAATTATTTTTATGAACTAGACTGTGGATCACCATAACATTAAAGGTACCAACTATGCCAATTAATAATTTAATTCAATTTAGAAGAGGATCAACAACCCAATGGAATAATGCCTCTGGTATTTTAGGACAAGGCATATTATATAATGGTGAATTAGGCTACGATACTACAACAAAAAGATTTAAGATAGGCGATGGTTCAACACATTGGGCCAGTGGATTACCATTCACAGCCATAGTACCAAGTGGTTTTTTAAGTAATAGTGGTGTTGGATTAATATTAGGAGCAGATGGCTCAACACTTACTATTGGAGTAACAGGAATAGCCGTCTCTCAAGTTAATAATTTTAATCAAGCAGTATTGGATCTTGTATCAAGTGCTTCTGTTGACACAGAAGGTGTTCAAGATATTGTTGGTAGTGGAGACCATATAACTACTGGATTTTTACGTAATTGTACTGGTATAGCTTGGACATATGATGATAATGCTGGAACTTTAAAAGCCTGTGTTACTGGCATACCATCAACTTTGATCACAGATTTTGCAGATGCGGTTTCTGATCAAGTAGACACAACTCTTAGTGCTGGTACTGGTATTGTTTTAAGTTATGATAGTAATAGTAATATATTAACTGTTCATACTACAGGATATGCTTACTCCAATCATACTCATTTATGGAGTAATATAACAGATGCATCTACCAGAGCCACACTAAATGAGTTGACATATTTATCTGGAGTTATTGCTGGAACAGGATCAGCTGGTAGGGCCGTAGTATTAGATAGTAGTAAAGATATAACTGGTTTACGAAACTTAACTACTGATGGAAATGTTACCGTTGGAGGTAATCTGGTTGTTCAGGGTACTACTACTACCGTTAATAGTACAACTGTTGATATTGGAGATAATATCGTACAAGTTAATGTTTCTGGAACAGAAAGTTTAGGCGGATTACAAGTTCTTGATCATGATAATAGTAAACTTCATCAAATAGTTTGGGATATTAATGATAGTAGATGGGAATTTATTAGTAATTCTGGTTCGTCTCCCAATGTTTATACTAGCGGAAACATTACAGCCAATACTATCACATCCACAGTGCCTAATGGTACTGCGCCACTATCAGTATCGTCTTCAACTTTAGTTAATAATTTAAATGCTGATTTGTTAGATGGTCAGCATGGTAGTTATTATAGAAATTTTGTTAATCTAAGTGGTTTACCAAGTCCAGTAATTACCGGTACATTAACAGGAGATGTTACTGGTACTAGCAGTGTTACTCTTACAGAACTTGGTAATGGTATCTTAACCATTAATACAACCATAGCAAATAATAGTGTTGCTCTTGGTACAGATACGACTGGTCAATATGCTAGTACAATTACTGTGGTCGGAACAGGATTATCAGCAACATCACCTGGTGTTGATGATGGTACTGCATATACAATTACTAGTAATGCTACTCATGCTAATGCTACTGGTACTATCGTGGCGAGAGATGCTAATGGAGATTTTTATGCTGGTACTATATATGCTACATTTAATGGAAATGGTTCTAATGTTACTAATTTAAATGCTAGTAATATTAATACTGGTACTATTGGAGTAGCTTATTTACCAACTAATATTCCAGTAACAAATTTAGCTAGTAGTGGCGTAACGCTAGGTTCCACAACAGTAAATCTTGGTCAAACTAGCACAGTTATTGATGGATTAACAAGAATTAGTGGCGTTAGTGCTCTTAATCCAACTTATATATACTATGCTGTAATTGATGGTGGTTCTCCATAATTTATAATACTGGTAGGTTTTTGAGGATATTTTATGCCAGTAAATGATATTATTTTACTTAGAAAAGGCTCCAGTACGGAATGGAGTACTACTAATCCAGTATTAGGTAGTGGTGAACCAGGATTTGATACAACTAATAATCTTTTAAAGATGGGAAATGGAATATCCAATTGGGCATCATTATCTGGGGTAAATATTGGGAATTCTGTTTTTAATAGTGCCGTAAGTGGTCTTTTACCTGTTAAGGATATTATCTCTGGATCTGGAATTTCCATAGGAGCAACTAGTGGAATTTATACTATAACCGCAGAAGGTGTCGCAGCATCTAGCGCATCATCTCTTGTGACTCGATGTTCTAATCGCACAGGATCTACTATTCCAAAAATGACAGCGGTTTATATTAATGGTGGTCATGGAAATTTACCAACCATAACTCCGGCACAAGCTAATAATGAAGCTGGTTCTAGTAAAACATATGGAATAACACAAACTCAAATATCGGATAATAATACTGGTAATGTTGTTGTGTTCGGAGCTTTGATTGATGTTGATACTAATCAATTTGGCGCTAACGAGGGTGATGTATTATATCTTAGTCCAACAACTGCTGGAACAATAACGGCAACAAAACCAAGCGCCCCAAATCACATGGTCAGTGTTGGTAAAATAGTAAGAAATCATAATAATCAAGGTATTATTGAGGTTGTTATTCAAAACGGTTTTGAATTACAAGAATTACATAATGTTGCTATTGATGGAGTAACTAATGGACAATTTTTACAATATAACTCTGCTAGTGGATTGTGGTTAGCTAGTAGTAGTGGTAATTTTACATCACTAAGTGTTAATGGAACTGATGTTAGCGTTAATGGACACACACATACTAGTAGCGATATAACCAATTTTAACTCATCTGTTAGTGGTTTGGTCAACGGTATATATGCTCCATTAACAGGAACATTAAATCAATTTGCAAATACCACATCATCTCAATTAAGCTCAATAATATCTGATGAGACAGGATCGGGATTATTAGTATTTAATAATAGTCCAACTTTTACAGGAGTTCCATTAGCTCCAACAGCAACTAGCGGCACCAATACTAATCAAATAGCTAGTACCTCATTTGTAAGAACAGAAATTAGCAATCTTGTAAATTCTGCTCCATCAACACTAGATACTTTAAATGAGCTTGCGGCGGCACTAGGAAATGATGCTAATTTTAGCACAACAATCACAAATACTTTAGCTGGTAAAGCAAATCTTAGTGGAGCAACTTTTACAGGAACTATAAGTGCTCCTAGTGGTAACTTTACCCAGAGTCTACAAGTTAATGGTACAGGAGTGAGTTTGAATGGACATACTCATACGGTTTCACAAATTACAGATTTCAATAGTGGCATTAGCGGTTTATTGCCAGTTAAAAATATAGTGTCTGGAACAGGAATTTTCTTATCATCAAGCGATGGTATTTTTACTATTCATGCTACCGGTACTACTGGCGGATCTAATTTAAATACAGAAGATGTAATGGATATTATTGGTACGGGTATTATTGGAGGTACAGGAATAAGCGTTAGCTATGATGATACTAATGGCAGTGTTAGCGTTAATCTATACTCATCCTCAATAACTGGCTATGAAATACTATCAACAACAAAAAATACCTTTAGTGTTAGTCCAAATTATTTAGTTGGTAATTTATCAGTATATTATAATGGATTTAAATTATTATATGGCGAAGATTATACTGCGACCGATGGATCAACCTTTGTATTATCTAGTCCGGGTAATTCTGGAGATGTTGTAGAATGGGCAGGACTAGGAGGTCCGGCACAATATTCCACAATAAATCATTCTCATGGTAATATAACCAATAGTGGTACAATAGGATCAACCAGCGGACTAGTTTTAGTAACAAAATCTAGCGGATCCATAGATGTCGGATCTGGTTTGTATTATGATATTAATAAATTAGGAATTGGTACTAATAGTTTAAGTGGAGTTTTATCATTAAGTAATGGTTATTTTAATAATGATGGTGATTCTAAGCAGACTTTATTAACTTTGCGTAATAGCACATCTAATGCTTCTACAACAACATTATATACTGACGGATCCTCTAGTAAACTAGTTTTACCAGTTAGCGGAGTTTGGAACTTTAATATTAATTTGACCTGTTTGAGTATATCCAACAGTGGTGCTGCTGGATGGAATTTTAAAGGGTGTATTAAAAGAAATAGTAGCACTACAGCTCTAGTTGGATCAATTATAGAAGAAAACTTTATTGATAGTAGTCTGAACGGAGTAGCGGCAACCGTTGTGGCTAACACCGGCACATCTAGTTTGGATATCAATGTTAATGGATTGGTTAGCAATAATATTCGTTGGACAGCAGCGGTTAATTTAGTTCAAACTTATTATGGTTAATTATTATGAGTATTAATTTTAACAATCATGATATTACGACTAGTGGAAATTTTACTGCAAATAGTGGTAATTTTAATAGCTTAAGTGTTAATAATACACCAGTTAGTATTGTTGGTCATTCTCATACCTCTAGTCATATTACTAATTTTAACTCTTCTGTTAGTGGTTTAGTTAGTGGAATATTTGCTCCATTATCTGGTTCTCTTAATCAATTTGCTACCACCTCCTCATCTCAATTAGCAAGTGTTATTAGCGATGAAACAGGATCAGGATCTCTTGTTTTTTCTAATAGTCCAACCCTAACCGGTATTCCATTAGTTCCAACAGCATTAAGTGGAACAAATACTAATCAAATTGCTAGCACAAGTTTTGTACGAACCGAAATTAGCAATCTTGTAAACTCTGCACCAAGCGCTCTTGATACATTAAATGAACTAGCTGTTGCTTTGGGTAATGATGCTAATTTTAGTACTACAGTAACCAATAGCTTAGCCAATAAAGCTAATCTTAGTGGATCCTCTTTTACAGGTTCAATATCAGCACCAAGTGGTAATTTTACTCAAAGTTTACAAGTTAATAATACTGGAGTAAGCTTAAGTGGTCATACGCATACTAGTAGTTATATTACAAATTTTAATAGTAGCGTTAGTGGATTACTTCCAACTATAGCTAATAGTGGAAATAATAGAGTTCTTACTAGTACAGGAAGCACTGTTGGAATTAATGCTGAAAGTAATTTAACTTTTGATGGTGAGACATTAGTTATTGGAGAGTATACTGATGACATTGGCGGAAAAATTGTGCTATATAATGGTACTTCTAGCGATGGATTGCCATCTATTACTTTTATAGACAATAATGGATATGATACTTTCAAAATATATATGGATGATTCGAACAATAAAAGTTATATAAACACTAATTATGATCACGATTTAATTATTAGCGGATCTAACAATAATTCTATTACATTAGATGCTTTTAGTGGAAAAATTGATATTGTTTCTAGTGGAGTTACTATTAGTTCTAGTGGAACAAATGTTCCACTCACTATTACTAATGATGGTACTGGTAATAGTTTTGTTGTTAATGATGTTACTGGTGATACGACACCGTTTGTTATTGATAGTTCTGGAAATGTTGGAATAGGAACAACCACCCCAACGTTTGTAAATAATACTTACTCTGGATTACATATACACGCAGCAACCGCTACTTCATTAAAACTAACAAATACTACTACGGGACAAACATCTACGGATGGGTTTGAGTTATTACAGGATTCTGCTGGTAATGCTTATATATGGAATCGAGAAAGTACTAATATATCTATCGGTACTTCTGGAACGTCGCGTATTATAATAACTAGTGCTGGAAATGTTGGAATAGGAACAATTAGCCCTCAAGCTAGACTACACGTATCTAGTACAAATGATGGAGTACAAGCAATATTTACTGGAGCGCAAACAGCAAATACACAATCTATATTATTTAGAAGTGCTTATCATACTAATAATGGAACAGCAGGTTTTGCTAATATAGGATGGATAGACAATGCATCTCAAGGGGGACATTTAACATTTGGCACAACAACTAGTAATAGTGGCACTACTGGTACTCCAACAGAAAGAATGAGAATAACTAGTGCTGGAGACATTGGAATAGGAACAAGTTCAGTCAGTAGTGGATTTAAAGTTGATATTAGAGGTCGTATATTATCCTATACAACAGCTAGTGATGGACTGATAACAACCCAAGGTTTACAAACAACAAGTGGTGGTACTGGCAAAGCTGCTATTCAAATTGATGTTAATGGAAAAGGTGGCTTTGCATGGCAAAACGATGCTTCAAGTGGCACAAGATCTCTAAAATTAATAGAAAATAATGGTTATGGAGCTAGTGAAAGCACATTATGGACAGTACAAAGTGGCGGTAATACTGGACTCGGAGCATCTCCCTCTAATGATTATAAATTAGTTATTGGTGGTGGAACAAGAACAGATTCATATACTACAAATCCATCTTTAGTAGCTATAAAAGATTTTACCAATACCAATACTGGAGATAATCTATCAAGCGCCACATATAGTTATGCTACAACTAATGGTAATTATGCTGTTAGAAATGTAGCTATAAATACATATTTTAAGATTAATTCTGGAATAACAAATAGTGGTAGTAGTATTGGTATAGCTAATAATAATCTACGTAATTATGCATTAACCAATGATATTGGCACATTAACTTCATTATATGGTATATATAATCAATATGGTCATTATAATACTTCTGCTGTTTCGCCAGTAACTACAACGGCAATTGGAATACAACATATACTATGGAGAGCCGCTGGAACAATAACAAATGCTTTTGATATTTATTGTAGCGATGCTAGTTCTGGCGCTACAGTTACTAACAGATGGGGTATATATGTAGAACATACTGGTAAAAATTATTTTGGTGGTAATACTGGCATTGGTGTATCGCCAACATATCGTTTTGAGGTAAGAGGATCTGGAGCTACTAGTTCAACAGTTTCTTTTTATGTTTCGAACAGTAGTGGCACAGCTCTTTTATATACAAGAGATGACGGAGCCATAAATACTGGAACAGCATCAGTTTCTCCATATAATAATCTAACATCTACTGCTGCTAATGTGGTAGTTGGTAGTGATGGATTTTTATATAGATCAACATCATCACTAAGATATAAAACCAACATAAATGATGCCACTCATGGACTAAATGAAGTTTTACAATTAAGAAGTGTAACATTTAAAAGCCATAACGATGGAGACAAAATATTTGGTGGTTTAATTGCCGAAGAAGTAGATGAAATAGGATTAACAGAATTTGTACAATATGATAATCAAAATAGGCCAGATGCTATACATTATAGCAATATGGTTTCACTTTTGATTAAAGCTATACAAGAACAACAAATTATGATCAATAACTTAAAAGACCGTTTATCCATTCTAGAGGGAAATTAATATGTTACCAGTTTTAAGTCCAGCAATAGTATCCACAGTTCCAGCAAAAACATATGATAAATTATGGGTTGAAGAAATAATTATTAGTGCGGGAACTTTGGGCGGTGAGGCTACCGCTAGAGTTCGTTTGAAAAAATTTGGAGTATTTGATGGTGTGGCAGAATATATGCCCGGCGATAATGGAACTTGGTTAGTTATTGATAATTTATTAAGTAAAAGTGAACAAGATAGTGACCTTGCAAATATAGTGCAATCATTACTATTATATATAGGAAAAGCCGGGGCAGAACAGGGTGTTATTGCTCCAATTAACAGTCCAGAATAAGGGGAAAAATCATGGAATTAAATCAAGGCGATATTCAGAATCTAATGGTGGTTATTGATCTTGCTACTCAAAGGGGCGTTTTTAAGGCCAGTGATTTGGTAGCGATTGGTCAACTTTATGAAAAACTAAGTGGTATTAATAAGAATTTAACAGAACAGAATAAAGATAAAACTACTAGTTAAGGATATCTATGGTTAAAATATTAAATTATGCACAAAATATTACCAGAAGCAGTAATGATAATCTATTAATAAACGGCAATTTTGACGTTTGGCAAAGAGGATCTCCATTTTTTGCTGGTGGATTTACCGCAGACAGATGGTATATGATTAGTAATGGTGGCAATCAAGCTTCACGGTTAGCTGGTAATATTGGGTTGGACAACGCATCTAATTGTATAAGACTAAAAACACTATCTTCAGGATCGTATCCGGTTTTGAGTCAAGCTATTGATAGTGATACTACACTAGATATTAGGGGCAAAACTCTAACATTTAGTTTTTATGCTAAAAAACCTTCTGATAGCAATTGGAGTGGTCCGGTATATGGTAACGTATATTATAGTCCTAATTTTGATAACATAAGCAATGGTAAAATAGAGATTATAGATGCTAAATTTAGTGGTTCTTTAACTTCCGCCGATACTTGGACACTGTTTAAAAATTCTTTTAGTGTTCCGACCAATGCTTCTACATTATTGGTAGAAATATATCCTAGTGGTGGATTAGCTAATAATTCTATTATTGATATAGGTAGAGCTAAATTGGAAATTGGTAATGTTGTGAGTAATTTTAAGCCTATTACGTATAATGAAGAATTAACTAAATGCAAAAGATTTTACCAAAAAGTTGATGCTACTCTAAAAGCTGGCACCGGAGCTGGTAAAAGTAGTAGAAAATTTGGAATCAACATACCGTTACCTGTACCACCACGATCATCTAATCCAAAAATTAGTATATCTCAAAATAATAATATTTTAATAGATAGTTTTAGTGCAAGTATTACCGAAAACTCTTATCTTAATCTTGTTGCTGATACCAAAAATCTATATTCTGAACTAAATTTACAACTAATTATTGATGATGAAATTCTTTATGGTAAAGAACCAGGAGTTATTAATAGCGCTAGTATTATAAGAGGTAGTGGTAAAGTTGATATCGATTGGAATGCCCCAACTAATAGTGATACAACAATAAGCTATGCTATACTATATGGTAATACTCCGAATAATATTATTAATATAGCTACTTTTAGTGATTCATCAGGATCAATAACGGGCTTAAGTGATAGTAGTCCATATTACTTTAAATTATATAGTGTTAATTCCTATGGCCAATCACCACTATCTAATATTTTTGAGGTTGCTCCGGCTTATAATGTTCCTTCTGGATTAACATCATTAATAGGAGTTTGGGGATTTGACACAACCTATCTATCTTGGGATGGACCAAATAATAATGGAGGATCACCAGTAACAGGATATCGAATAGATCGATCAATGTATAGTAATTTTCCTGATGTTGAGGATGTTCCAAACTATAATTCTACTTTTTATGTTTCTGGTTCATTAAGAAACTTTAATATTAGCAAGTTTAATCCCGAATTAACAACTACTGGTAATTATTATTTTAGAGTAGCAGCAATGAATTTGGCCGGTACTGGCACTCCATCATCTTTCACACTAAGAAAAACAACACCGTCCGCTCCCACAGGATTATCATCTCTTGTTGGTAATGCTTCTGTTACTCTTAATTATTTACCACCCAGTGGTAATGGTGGATTAATAATAGATCATGTTAGTGTTGAAAAAAGCTCATCAAGTTCTTTCGCCTCAACAACCGGCTCTTTGCATGTGGCAAATTATCAGCCAATTACTCTGAGTGGCTTAACAAATAGTGTTAATTACTATTTTAGAATGAGAGCATATAATGCTTCTGGATATGGACCATATTCATCAACAATATTAGCTATGCCAAACAAGCCCGTTACTGTTCCTAATGCTCCTCAAACTATTAGTGCTTCATGGGTAGATGACGATACTGTTCAAGTATTAATGTCGGCCCCAACAGATGACGGCGGAACCCCTATAATAAATTATACCGTATATTCATCATCCGGATCAGCATTTGCTACAAATTTAACAACTAGTATAACACAAAACAGCATTCCTAATATAAGTTTTGATGTACCAATAACTGGTAATTATAATACTTTTTATTTTAGAGCTAAAGCTAATAATAGTGTTGGCTCTAGTACGTATAGTCCTACTGGTTCGTTAGCTAAACAAAGTCCAAATGCTCCAACATTAACCAATATTTTACCAGGAGACGCATCTGCTACGCTATTATATTCTCAACCCATATCAAGAGGATCAGCAATAACCGGTTATCTTATTGATTATAGCACAAGTAGTAATTTCTCTTCTAGTACCACTACAACATCAACAACTCTTAGTAAAGTTATTACAGGATTAACTAATAATACTCTTTACTATAGTAGAGTAAGAGCAGCTAATATTATTGGTACTGGTAGTTATTCTAACATAATCAGTTTTATACCAGTAAGTCCTTATTCTGCACCCACAGCCCCGACTAATCTTACGGTTGGAGAATTAAATTACGGTTCTGTCTCAAACCCTTTACCTATAAATACTTCAAGTTTTTATGGTTATACACTATATGCTGGATGGATATATTCGGTAATAATAAATAATTCTTATCAAACTGCTAATTTTAATTATGGAAACACAGCATTTACTGGACAAGTTTATGGATCTAATCCATATATGAGTTTTTCTGATTTTAGACGAGCAGCTGTTCATGCTGGAGTATTTTCATCATTATCTTCTACTGGAATATTGTATATTTATGGTGGTATCATTAATGACTTTTTGGTTGGTTCTACTAAAAATAATATATCTTCATTAAATTCATTATCAACAATATCTCTACAACAAACATTTAATATTATTGGAGCATCAACTAATACTGGATGTTATTATACTAAAGGAAATGTTGCTGGAGTTACTACTAATACTCATTCTCCAATATTAAACTGGTCTGGACCGTCTAATAATGGAGGATTACCTATTACGGGTTATGAAATTCAATATGCTGCCAACAGTTCATTCTCTAGTCAATTAACAACATTATCTGTTCCTGGTAAACTTAATTATCATACTCAATGTATATCTCATAGTGGAGTAGATTTATATGCTAGAATAAGAGCATATAATGCTACTGGCGTATCTCCATGGTCAGATACTGCCTTTATACTAGGCAAAGGTTTAGGCGCTCCACAACCACCAACTTCTGTAACAGCAGCAGCAATTGGAACAACAGGGATATTTTTATCTTGGTCAGCTCCTAGCAATCCTATTGGCAGTGGTTTTGATAGTCCATCGAATATTACTTATCGTTTACAATATTGGAACCAGACTACTCCAACAGTTCAAACGGCAATTAATTATAGTGGAGTAACATCAGCAGCAGTTCCTATTAATGGACCAGGTACATATACACTACAATTACAAACAAAAAATAGTATTTATTTTAGTAATAGTAATAATACTGTATTAATTGTTACGGCAAACACTTCTACTCCAACAACTTGGACTTTATCTACTAGTACTCCTTGTTGTGGTACCGCTACTCCTGATATTTTAGTATCTAAATTAAGAGATAATCTTAATGAAAATGGTAGTACTTTTAGCAGTTGTGCTGGACCTAGTGGTCTTGCTTTTATAACTGCTGATTTTGGAGGAGTTAAAAAAGTAACAAATATTTCTATTCGTCCACATTATTTCTATGGACCATACTATTTAAATCATACCTTATTAGAAGGTAGTGTGGATGGTATTAATTGGACTACTATTTGGAATTTTGGAAACTACACAGGTTCTGCATCTATTTTTACTGATAATACAACCACACAAACCACAAGCGGTGGCTGGATGAATTTTAGATATATTAGATTAAAATCTGGTAATGTAGGATGTATAGATTTATCGGAATTTAAATTCTCATGATATGTAACTATGCCAATATATACGACTATTGCTGTAATAAATATTCATATGCATATGCTAGCTTTATCACTAATAATAATTATGTAATAGCAAATACTGGATACGATGGATCAGTTTACCGAACAGACAAAACTACTAATGAAACAGTTTTATTACAACCTAATTCATCATTACAAATAAAAACTTGCGACCTTAATGACGAAAGTCCTGAGCTTAATGCGTGGGAATGTTACTTATGGTATAAAAATAATAATTGCGGATTAGTTAGTGATCCTCCGTTAGAAGATTACCAATTAGCTCAGATTGATCTTATTAATAGTAACTATGATAGTGCTCTAGATAATGGTTTATTAATCACAATATCTAATTTTGCTACTAATATTAGTTTATCAGTAAACGGAGCATATTCTAACACTACCATTTCTGAAACTACAAATTTTAGTATAGTATTACCAGCAAAAAAAGATGACGTTATTAACTTTAGCAATATACTATCACTAGCCACACTACTAAATGCTAATGATGATTCGTCTCCGTTGCCACCATTGATAGACTACTATAATAATGCTCATTTTTTAAACTATTATAATCTAACCAATATTTTATCTAACTATTTTAATAAACTAAAGTCTTATAAGATCATAAAAGATAACTTGATAAATAATATATTAAACTCTAGCACAATATCTGATATTCAAAAACAAACTTTTGCTCCGTCTTACACATCAACCTTAACTTCTGATAAAAATACAAACTTATCAAGTAAAAATAGTATTATTGTTAAATTTAGTTCATTAAGTTGTGAAGAAAAAGAAAAATTGTGCGATCCTCCATGCGATCCAACTAATTGCCAAAGTTGCGTGGATGGAGAGTGTGTGAGTAATTGCTCAGAAGGACAGTGTTGTAGTAATGGAGTATGTGTAGAAGAATGTGATCGAACAGTTTGTACAGATAGCGGTACATGTAGCGAAATATCTTGCGATGACTGTGACTGTCCAATAGGATACGATTGTGTCTTTTCTGGTTTAACATTTGCATGTATTAAATACTACGAGGTTCCAGACAATGTTGATAATTGTCAAGATTATCTAGGTTCTCCATCCTATAATTGGACAGGACCCACCACACAAAATGGTACATGCGTTAATGGGCAATGTGAGTACTAATTATGATATGTAACTATCAAAATATAACTGATTATTGTTTAAATAAGTTTACTTATCAGTATGCTAGTGTTCCCACAGCAACTAGTGGAGATTTAATTACCAGTGTTATTCGCACAGATAAAGATTCTGGTGAAATTATAACTATTGGTCCAAATACTGAGCTATATGTTTTACCATGCGATAGCAATGATTTAGTAGAAGTAATATCAGTATGGGAATGTTATCAAATTTTTGTTAATAATAATAATCTAGTTAATAAAGTAGACACAAGTATTATTAAAAATAATAAACAAGCAGAAATTACTAATAATTATGATCTTAATCTTCAAGATAGTATAAGTATAAATTTAAATAATTTTAATACCATAATGCTAGACAGCTCTACTGAAAATCAAATTCATCTTGGCAACATATTTTGTTTAGCTAATATACTATACAACGAAGATGTTAATAGTGTTATGCCATATATATTAGACATTAATAATATAGCCTATTATTTTAGCTATAATGATTTAAAAAGCTTGCTAAAAACTTATTTTTATAAAGTAGCTAAAGTTAAAAATATAAAAGATGATTTGTTGTTTCAAGTATCATCAGATACTAATAGTGAAGATATAAATAGTAAATCGTTGTGTAAAAATAAAGTAGCAGTTAATATATTTAAGGAAAATAAAACTATTGATATTTCAACATATAAAAATCCAATACTAGTTAGTTTACCACCAGAAATTTGTGATCCTCCGTGTGATCCAGCTAATTGCCAAAGTTGCGTGGATGGAGAGTGTGTGAGTAATTGCTCAGAAGAACAGTGCTGTAACGACGGCGTATGCGGGGAGTGCTCGGAGCCATGTGAGACAGACGCAGACTGCGGCATCTGTCGCTGTTGCGTAAACGGCTTTTGCCAGGACCCCGGAGGTGTTGAACTGTTTACTTTTGAGCCAGGAGGCGCAAACGTATGTCCTGATGGGCGTGACTACGCAGGCGGTCCGGAAGGCACTTCGGATTACTACTGTTGCGTTGGCAACGGTAGAGCGTTGAATCCATTCCTGTGCCCTGGTGCTTGTTGCCCGTGAAGTACCCGATATCTTTGATTTGTAAGGTTTTATATGATATGTAACTATCAAAATATAAATGACTACTGCTTAAACCAATACTCTTATCAATTTATTGGTACAATATCTAATAATGGAGTGGTATCCATAGACAAATCGGAAACTGCTCCAGTATTACGTACTGATAAAACTACTGGAGAAAATAAAGTTATCTCACAGTTTTCTAGCAATATCATCAAACCGTGCTCTAGCACAGACGACAACGAAAGTACGACAGAATGGGAATGTTACATTATATATAGATACATAGGAAGCGGATATATTAGTGATCCTCCACTAGATACCTTAAAAAATGCCCAAATAGATATTATTAATAACTCTTATGATAGTTCTTTAGATGAAGGTATTTTAGTAAATATTAATAATACAAATGTTATATTAGGATCAACCATCGAAGATCAGATATACTATCAAAGTATTTTAAATTATTCTCAAGCACTATACGACGACGACTCTGATGCTGTTATGCCATCTTTTAGTGATTCTCAAAATAAAGTATATTCAGTATCATATAATACTTTAGTTTCTATTTTTAAAACCTACTTTAATAAAGTAATATATTACAAAAATCTCAAAGAATCTCTAGTCTCTCAATGCTTAAATTGTAACACATTATCAGATATAGAAACTTTAAATTGGTGCGATACTAAGGTTTTGATTAGTAATATACAATCTACAAAAATAGTAACTAATGTAGAAAAAACTAGCGTTCAGAATTGTGAAGATATCGCGATTAGTGGACCACTGTGTGATCCTCCGTGCGATCCGGACAGTTGTGAAAGTTGTGTGAATGGAGAATGTGTTAGCTATTGTTCAGAAGGAGAGTGTTGTATTAATGGAGAGTGTACAATAAATAGTTCTTGTTATTATTGTTACCATGAAACCGGAGCACCTGATGCAGCAACTTGCTATAGCTTATATTCTGTGCCCGGACTAGAATTTTTGTTTTGTCCTCCATCACCAGAATCTCCTCCTGGAAGTTATGGAGACTGTCATATGTGGGTACTCGGAGACGCGTCATTAACTACACAACAAGATAGAGATAATTACTGTACATATGATTCCGGTATTCCATCAATACCTACATCTGGTAATTGTAATACAGGATCTTGTGTATTTGACGTTAGTAATTTATGTTAATTAGATCTTATAATTAAATTTTTTAGCATCAGGTTCCCACCAATTTTTTAATTTTTCTATCATTTCAACCGTTAATACATCTTGATATTTTGGGGTGCTAGAGCCCATACCCGGATCAAACTGATTACTACTTAATAGTTGTCCTTTATGTTGTAATATTTTAAGATTAATCAAATGATCTTCTAAAAATTCATTTTTAATAATATAATCATATTCTAGATCTTTAATAATATCACATTGATTAGATCTATAAAAATAAAATTCATACCATTCATTTGCTACAGCATCAACAAAGTGTTTTAGTTGTGTTACTGGTTGAAAAGTCATTACTTGTTCTTTTGCCATATGAGCCCATAAACTCACCAATCTTTGTAGCGGATGTCTCACCACAACAACCACCTTCCACTTGAAGGGTGCTTGTGGTAAAATTATTGAATGATGATCATAATATTTTGGATCATTTCCGCTAGGTCCAATACAGAAAACTCCTCTATAAGGAACTCTACACAACGTTTCAAATAGTGCGGTACTACCGGTTTTTGGTAAAGTAATAATTGCGGTTTGTTGAGCATATAATAATATCATGATAATATTCTTATATTTTTACGTTTTTCCCATAATGAATGTACAACACTATCGGTATATGTGGCTTTATTCATTAGTTTCATTAGTATCTGAGTTAAATCTTCTTCCCCATTAATACGATCTCTATATAATATACACCCTTGTATAGCAGACTTTATACAGTTGTCAAATATCTTACAAATGGTCTGATTGTGCTCGCTCTTTTTTCGAATAGCTTCTCCACCCCATCCTACCATCGGCCCAAGATCCGGAGCAATATTAAATTTTTCTAAAATTGTGCCACAACAACACTTTAAACCATTTTTAGAAGCTAATCTATTATGATTAAATCTGGTATTTTCTAATGTTTCTGGAAATATTCTATCAAAACACATTATAAAATTTTGCACATTAATATTTTTAATATTATTATCAGCATGTTCAGTAACGAATAATATTTTTTGCTCCACGCCCTGTTGTTTAAAAAAATGTCCGGAACTATATCCTGTTCCGTGTAGATCCACAATTGTTTTATTATTAGTTGTATTTAATACATATTCTTTATATTCGTCACTATATGGATAATAGTAACTATTTCTACAAGACTCCAAAACTGGCACATTAGTATCAAAAATACTATCATATATTTGTTTCCAAAAATAACAATCTCTATAAGAAAAAACTATATTTTTAGGTAATAAATAACTACTATTAATAAGTAAGGGAATATTATATGATGCTTGCTCTGTCCATAATATGTACTCATCAAATCTGGATGTGTTAATGGGTTGATCAATCCATTGTGCAGATATATCTTTTTTATTATATTCGTTTAGTACAGTGATACTGTTTTGATTTTTATACAGATAATAGGTCGTCTCTGAAAAAGTATCCTCTAATATAATTTTTTCACTATTTTCATTAAGTTGATTTAATAAAGATATTTCTCCATTTTTTTCTAGAATCCAATAAACACCATAACAGCGGCTCAATGATCCATTATCAAATATTATTTCTTTATATGGAATAAAATATGGATTGGATAATCTAATATATTTAATCCAATATGCTAAATAGGGGGAATATCTCTCTATAATTTTTTCAGTATTTGTTAAATAAGAAGATCCATAATATATAGTATTTATTCCATAATTTCTTGGAGTAATAACATCAGAATGAATACTATCTCCTATATGAAACTTAATATCATACTTTTCTCTTAGTTCATTCCATATGCTACCATTTGCTTTTCTTCCATATGTGGAATATACTTTTACGTCCTTGTCTAAACCATGATATCTTAAAATATCTAAAATTTCTTCTGATGATAAATACATATCAGAAACGATAATATCACCATCTTTTATTCTATTAAAATTTTCTTTTATAGGATAACTATATTTTTTTTCTAGTTCTAATTCTAGTAAGCTGTCATGGCCCGATAAATGTTCGTATATTCCTTGTAAAGTTTTATTACTAGTTATTTTTTCAGCACGGATTCTTTTTTGCACAAAATCACTATCGTTTGTATAGTGTGCTATAAGTTCAAAAATACTTTTTGGATAATGATAATATCTTGATATTAAAGTATCAAAACAATCCCACGAAACTATCATAAAAAGTTGCCTCTTGTAATTTTACTACTACTATATAGTAGTCTATTTATAGGAGATAGCAAATGAATTTAGATCATGAAATTACTATTCAACCACCACCTTTTACAGATAATAATGGTAAATTAGTAGAACCAAAACCATTAGTTTTTAATAGTCTAAATGTAAGTTATATTGATAATCCATCTTCAAAAACAGTATTTGCACATATTCAAAATATACCGAATAGGATTTTGTTATTAAGTCCAACAGAATATGAAACTTTTGGTGATTATACTCAAAATCAGATAGAAAATAAATTACGAGAAAAATTAGGTGAAAATATAGCTAGTACTTTACGATCATTATTTCCTCAAACACTAGAAGAAAATCCTAATGGTCCTGGTACTATTCTTGCCGGAATGTTTAGTTCTTTAGGTATCAAAACCAGCCCAACGTGTTCGTGCAAGAGACATGCATTAGAAATGAATAGAAACGGTGTTGATTGGTGCGAACAAAATATATCTACTATTGTTGGTTGGCTAAAGGAAGAAAGCTCCAAGCGCAAAATTCCTTTTGTAGAAAGTTTAGCTATTTTAGTTGTTAAAAGAGCAATTCGTAAATCAAAACAAGCCACATATTCTGTTCAAAAATAAATATTATCAATTTAACCTGTTGCTTTTTTGGAGACTAAAGGTGTATAATTCTTTTAGTTCTAAATAGATATGGCTATATTTTCATTAGGATGCCATTATGCCAGCAGCAGACTATAATTTTCAAATAGAAAAAGGTACTAGTTTTTATATATCATTTGATTATAAAAGCGATGATGGCACTCCAATAAATTTAACCAATTGGTGCGCTAGATTACGATGGTCCGATAGCAATAATACTACAAAAACTTTTACAACAAATACAACAAACTCCGAATATCAATTTACAATTGATCCATTAATTGGTCGATTAATTTATAGACTTCCAGCTAGCACAACAGCGGCATTTACTTTTACTAGCGCTAATTATGATTTAGAACTTCAAGAACCTAACGATCTGTATGATGGTGGCGGTAAAAAAGTCTTTAGAATATTAAAAGGTGTTATTACTCTAGTCACAAGGAATGTACCCGGAGACGATGCGTTCTCATGCTCATACGATCCACAGGACCCATGCAACACATGCTAATATCATATGACTATAGTAAATATACTAGAAGATTCTAATAATCCTAATAAATACCTTATTATTAGTAGTCAGGACGGAACTAGCGAAAGCATTGTAACTACTAATGTTTTTGTAACCAGTACTTCTAATAATAGATTAGATCTTATAGAAATTACTAAGATTCCAGGAGATAAAGGCGATAAGGGAGACAAAGGAGATATAGGACCACCGGGACAAGATGGTCTAGTATTCACAGTTTTGCCGGTATCTAGCGGAGGTACTAGTAACACATCTTTTATAACAGATAAAGTTATATATTATGATGGTACTCAATTAGTAAGTTCTGATTTAGATATTAATAGTATTCAAACAGATATTATTAGTAATATTAATGCTGGTAATGGCTTATCTAAAGTACAAAATGGAGATGAGGTTACTCTTAATACTAATTTGGGTAATGGATTAACAATAGTTGGAGATAATCAAATAGGCGTCGATACCAATGTTGTTATTACCAAATCCACTTTTGATTTATCTAATACTAGTTTTTATCAAGGTATTTTACCAATAGCTTATGGTGGTACAAATAATACATTTTTTGGCCTCAATTCTTTGATTTACTACGATGGATCAAAGTTAGCCACATATCCTATACCAACCGGAGGTATTGTTCATAGTGGACAACAAATTAATATTATTGCCGGGTCGGGATTAGTAGGTGGCGGAGATATAACTCTTCCAAATGGCTCTGTGGTTATTAAACTACAAAATTCTGATGATATTACCGTTTTTGATGATCGTATAGAACTGTCTGAAATTATTACAACTGGCACATTTACTAAAGTTAATGTTAATAGTAAAGGCAGGGTTATTGGTGGCTCAAATATTACATTAAATGATGTGGTTACAGCACTTGGTGGAATGCCCTGGACATCTTCAACAGATGGTTCTGGATCAGGAATGGATGCTGATTTATTAGATGGTCAGCACGGATCTTTTTATAGAGATGCTGCTAATATTAGCGGAACAATATCCACTGGAGTATTACCAAATATAGTATCTCCAGCAACCGCATCTAAAGTTCAATTTAATGCTAAAGGATTAATTATAGGTACAGATTTTCTTACTGATACTGAGATTACAGATGCTTTGGGATATGTCCCATTTGATGAGAGTGGCGGTACTATTTTCAGTAATGTAGAAATATTAGGAAATTTAATAGCTGATAGCGCTACTTTTGATAATAATACTATAACTATTGGATCACCTACTAATACTAATGATATTAGAGGTATAAGATTCAGATACAATGACGTTCCCGCTAAACATGCAGTATTAGCTTATTATCCAGCAGAAGGATTATTCCGTATCTCTGCTGAAAGTCCAGGTACTAGTGGCATAATACTCACACAAGAAAAAGCAGACTCTAAATATGTTGCTGTTACTGGCGAACAACAAATTAGTGGAATAAAAACATTTCTGGATAACTTAAATGTTTATTCAAGAATAATTATCAGAAATCCTTATCCTGAGCTTTCTCCTTTAGATATTGGATCTAATTCTACTCTAGTACAGTTTTTAAATGCGGATCTATTGGATGGTCAACATATATCTTATTATAGAAATGCCGTAAATCTAACAGGAATATTAAATACTGGTGTTATTATTCCTCATATTCAAAATAGAGCAACAGTAACATATTCAAATATTAATAATCCAGATGATGGTTTTGTAGAATATTTTCCTGTTTTTCATAGGCCATCTTCTGGTCATCCTATGGTATTAAGATCGAGTAATGTATATCATACTGGATATAATATACATATGAAAGATAGTAGTTTATCTGTTGGCTTCAATATATTAGATGATAATATTTCTAATTCTTTAGTTGTAGGAACTAATAATAGCGGTTCTGCTTTAGCAACAAATAGTTTAGCAGTTGGTAGTCAAAATATTATTTCTGGAGAAAATTCTATAGCATTAAACTATAGAAGCTCTGCTGGTACTTCTAATAGTATTGCTCTAGGTAGATATGGAGAAACATGGCTGGATGACCAAATATCTATTGGTGGATTCAAAAATTTTAATGTTGGTCAAGACAACATACCAAGAAAAGATTCTCATGGACAATTATCTTATATACCATTGAAATATCACGGAGAAGCTGGTGGATATGTTAATATTTTAAGTTTTACTCTACCAGAAAATAAAACATTAGAATATGAAGCTAGTTTATTATTTACTAAACAAATTAATACTGGAGTAGCTTCATTTAATATTAGTCCTGGTATAGTTAAAAATTATGGATACAGAGATCCATCTCGCGGATATGCTGCATATAAAAAAGCTACTATGGTAACGCATCATAATGTTACCGAAGTCTATAATAATTCTCAAGAAAGAATATATAATTTGGCTGTTGAATTAGATAACTCATACGATGCAAACTTTAAAGCTAATGATTTGGAAGTAACTGCCAAGCCATATCAGTACAATACTCTTGATATACAGTCTTATGGAACCCCAATTGTTATAACTCCTAAGTCTGATCATAGTAGTAAATTAAAAGTTACAAGAGGCTCTTCTGATTTAGAAGATACATATCGAGATAATTATGTTATTAAAATAGAACCATATAATAGATCTCCATATAATACTGGTGCTCCTATTACTTTAGGACGTAATATTAATCATATTACAGAATGTTTATATTACAGACCTTCTGGCAGTACAACTGGTATTATCAAGTTTAGCAATCATGGATTTTCACCAAGTTGTCCATTTGAAATATCTCAATATATTGGTACTGGAAATATTAAAATATTAGCAAGAAAAGATAGTGTTTTTGATTTTGGACTACCTACTATTCAAAAAACTGGTACTACAATAAATTCGTTTTATAAAGAAAATAATTCTAATAATGAAATAATATATCGTACCTATATAGATAAAAATATTTTTGGTACTATTACTGGTACAGTATCTTTTGATATATATAAAACTAGTGGCGTTTCCTCTTCTGATCCTTTGTTACCCCCAGTTAAACTAACAGGATCTTATGATTGGAATCCAATATTTTCTGGTACCCATTCTGTTTATGAAACTACATTATCATTTAATTTTAAAGCAACTTCTCTACAGCTATCTAATAAAAATTGGTCTGATTTAGATAATCAAAAGATTAGTTTGAGTATTGTTAAAAATAATAGTGCCAATTGGACCACTTATGGATTATCAAATAATATTACGGCATATATCCATCCACACCTAGGCTTATTAGAATTTGATCTTAATGCTACTTTACCATTATCTGGACCCAATATTTATTTGTATACATCGGAGCCTGTTTATCCAGATTTTTATGGACAGCCCGTATATTTTTATCCAGGTTACTACATAAATGATACCACAGCATCTATAAATATAGAACCATACTCTTATATAAATTATATATATGATAACTTTAAATATATAGATTCTAATACTTTGGGCTTTGAACAGAAACAACTATGTTACACAACCGGTACGGATATGATTCTTATCTCTTATCCTTCGATTCTAAAACATAGAACCAATCTGATAGCAGACGAAAATGAGCCTTTATTTCTACAAATTGGCGACAGTATTAAAATAAATAATACAAACGATACTATTACTAATATTTATATAGATAATAGTGGTCAAAAACATTATTCTGTATCTAATTCTTATAGCGCTAATACAGGATATGTTTATTTAACAAGTTCTATTTCTGGAGTAGGTTTTTCTAGTCAAAGATCTTTTAATAGCATAACAGGATCTTATACTTTTTCTAGATCATCTAATAGTGATTACTCTAGTACTCTAGAAGGCCAGACTTTTGCACCATTAATAAGTTTGCCTATTCCTGGATGTGTTATTAATGAACCACCATTTTATAGTCCAAACTGTTTATATTCTGTACCAACAGGATATAATTTTACTTTTACATTTAATAGTGGATTATATCCAAATGGTCAAGATTATTTATCTAGTAATGTATGGTCTTCTTTTAGTTCAAATGCTCTAATAGTATCTTCTTCGATAATTCTTTCTTCTGGGCAAAATTATGTAGATTTACCACCACTTTTAGTTCCAAATGGATTTTTAAACAGTACCGGAGTTAATGTTGCTAAATACTCATCATCTATTTTTGATTTTAGACTAAATAATTTAAGAATGTCAGACTCCACATATAAGATTAGATATAGTGGGTATGATCCAAATAATAATACAGGAATAAATAGTACATTTAATGGCTTACCGGCAATATTAATTAGTGGAGACTATAATAGATTTTATTTTGATACTGCTAGTACCGGGAATGAAATTTTTGCATATAAATTTTTAACTATTTTAGATAGCAATAATCAACACTATATTTCCAATACCTTTAGATCTCAAATTAATAATACTAATCCAACTATAGACAATTATGGAAATAAATTAATAAGATGTTCTGATTGGGGATTATTATCAGACTCAAGATGGACGGGTGAAGTAGAGTGTAATAACTTTAATCTTGACTTTAGTGTTTCGTTGCCTCTTGATCTTAATAATAACTTTATAGAAAATTTTACACAAAATACCAGTACAACAGGAACATTTATTATAGCCTCTGGAACTGGACTAATTTTACCAGCAGATACTGGCACTTGGACAGCTTATGGTTTATCTGGTATAAATAATATATATGGAGATATTGTTTTATATCTAAAATGTAGAGAAAATTATAATTATACAAATTTTAGTGGCGTTTTATCAACAGGTCAATTAGCCCAGCAATCAATATATAATCGTGGATTTACAGTAACTGAAATTTATCCAGAAATAGACTGTAATATTTATTCTGCTAATGGTACAAATACTGGAATATTTTCTATCTCTCTAAGTAATAAGCAAAATTATCATACACTAACAGTAAATTATCCTGACACATATCTAGATTATTTTAGACTACTACAATCATCGAATACTATAGATATACATAATAATCTAAACTTATCTTTTGCGTTATTAAATGGATCAAATACCACTATAGTTTCTGGTATATTTTTACCAAATACACAATGCAATAAACATATCATAAACAAACCTTTTAGTAAAATTTATAATGTTAACTCGAATACTTTTAATATTGCTGTTGTTAGCGGCTATATACCATCTGGATTACCAAGTTCAGGACCAATTATATTAACTATTCCAAAAATTTATGATTTGGTTCCATCAGATCAGATGCCTAGCTATCACACAGAATCTAGGGGAGTATTTGACTTTTCTTCCAGCAATGCAATCTTATCTAATGGTATTTATACCATAGAAAAACTAGATGATTATAATATATATTTATATGATTTCCCCAGATCTTTCGTCACAGGAGCTGATAGCGGAGAAAGTACTATTAGATATAATAATATAGGATTTAATATTACAGATGATAAGTTTAGTTTGTGGGGTAAAAATTTTGCTGGCGACACTATATTACATCCGTGGAGAGATGTGCCAACATTTGTTTCGGATTCTCCTGGCATTTGCGAATCTGGGAAATTATGTATTAGATTTTCTGGTATTCCAAATTATTTTCAAGAAAAAGATAATTTTTGGGTAGATATTATTCCAGATATTTATCCTCAATCTACAGGACTAGTATATGCTACGGGATATTATGTAACTGGATTAAGCGGAATTAATGATAGTACTGTTTATATAAGATGTACTGGAGCATCTTCTTTAGGCGTTGTACTGGGCATGAATATTTATTCAACAAATAATTGGACACCAAATAACTCTTACATATCCAGCTTAGTTAGTGGACAAGTTATAAAACTTAATACAAATATTACCAGCGCATCGCCCGGAATATATACTAATATACACTCTAATTCATTCGCATATCCGTATCTATTTGCTTTTAATAAAGAAACCTCCTCACAAAATGCTGAGACAGATATTCTAAGAGAAGCTTGGAGAACTTTCATTTCTGGAGCATATTCTATACATAGAGATGAGGTTGCGCCAACAGTTGTTAGTATTTTAACTAAAATTCCACCATTTTACTATAATGCTAATCATCCATATTATTCTGCATGGAATAGTTCTCAGGCCACTAGAGGAGTAAATGTTTGGAAAAATACTGGGTCTACTGGTATATCGATGATGATTACGGGTGTTGAAAATATTCAAACCGATAAAAATCCTAACTATGGCTATAGATTTGTAAATACATCGCCATCCATATCATTCCAACCATCTATCACAGGATACGGCACATCTGGCAACATAGCAAATACTGGAAATAATAGTAAATTTAGATTTGCTCTAGATGAACTTAATAAATATTTATGTGTTACTAGTATAAGTGGCATACATAGACCAACACTATCTTCTGGGCTTTTGGGTGCAAATGTTAATTTCCTTTCTGCATCAGATTGGACTATGAATAGTTCAAAAACAGAAAATACTAATTTATTAGTAAAAGATATAGATAATTTTACACTATTAGGCATAGATACTATTTCATTAAATAATACCCATAACGTAATTTACAATTCTGGAAATAATATTTTTATAGCATCAGGATTACCACAAAATAGTGGATTAAAATTTAGATTTGGTTTGTGTGGCGGAGCATCAATACCATCATTACCACCGGAAATTCAAGTTTTTGGTATTAATTCAAACTTTAACTATACAACAAAACATGTTTATGGTCTACCAACCGGAGATCAAGGATTATCTTCATATAGCAATCTCATTACTCCTTATAGTAATGTTTGGTATATTGATTTATATGTTAATGAGCTTAATAATATTCCTTCTTTTTCTTATAGTTTTAAAGATATACTTTACAATAAAGTAACCGGTATTATTTATAACAATAACCAAGCTGCGAATCATTATTATATTAATAATTTTACCACAACAACATATTCTAATGGAACTTTACCGTGGGTAGCTTCGTTTGATTTAGAAAATGTCAGTAGTGGTACTAACATAGGCATTAGTGGTGGTAGTGGAAACAATGTATTAATTCTAAGTAGTGGATTGGTATATAATCCTTATATTAGTAAGTGGCAAGGCTATATTTTTGGAAGTGGTACAGGTATAAATACCACATACAGCAATTTACCGGTTGGTATTACTGGCGCTATAAATCTAGTACATACTGGTAATTTATTAGTAACAGGAGTGAATGCTGCGTATTCTCCAAGAATTAGTAATCTTTTAGATACAATTAAATTTAGAAATACAGGATTAGATCCCATAGTGCTCTACTTTAATTACCAAAAAGCTATTGGAGAAATAGATAGTCCATCTATTCAATTAAGTAATTATCCATCTGGCGCCACTATTAGCACAAATAAAATATCAGATATTAATTTAAATGCTTTTGCTCAAGCAACGAACAAGGAATTATGGAAAATAACTATAGGTAATATTGGAGCCACAGGATATACTCTTAATGGAGTGGCTTCGTTGTCTCCATATATAGATAATTTTAGTAGTAAAATTATTTCTTATGATTTATTTGGTATAAGTAATGTATTATCTCCTGATCCTATTAATTTAACTAATACTAATTGGTTAATACAGTTAAGCGTTGATGGTGGAGGAGGACCAAATTATCCACCAAATATACAACTGTTCAACACCCCTTCTGTGTATCAAACCGGAACATTAGCTTATGACTATACTAATAGTCAATGGGATATATCTTTAATAGGTAAGATTGATGATTTACAAAGATATAATATCGCTACAGGATTATACAATATTCAAATATATGGCCGAGATACTACAGGATATGCAACCAGCAGTACTAGCTTCACTTATTTATGCAATCCAGAAATTCTAAATTTGAGAAAATGGTATGCTGTTAAAGATAAATCATATTTAATAAATTATGAAGTAAATAATTGTTGTAGAAATGAATACAATGTAAATTCTAATACTTTTATAACTGATCCAAATTTACCAACATCAGAAACTCTACTATATAAAAAATATAATCCACTAATTAATACTTATGAATTGAGATATTTAGGAGATGCACCAGTAGATAAATGGGGAGCTAGATTAGAAATTTCTAATATTGATACAGAATATGCTTATGATGCTGTTAATGCTAATACTTTTACCATAGATGTAAAGGGATTAGACTCTGATGTGATTAGTGTTGTTGGACTATTAAAACTTAAAGAACTAGAAACGATTAATTCTGATTATCCGCCAATAGATATTATTAATGTTAATCCAGAAGAGGATAAAACAAAAGCATTAACACAAGGAGATAACTGGTCTTTAAGCTTTAATGTTGTTGGTGGTTTATCTAATATTAATTTTCCTCCTACAATATTATTAAGCGGCTTACCATCTGTATGTAGTGGATATTTTCCTGATATTGAACCTAATGGTCCGCCATGTTTATCATCATTCTCTTTTAATAATAGTACATTACGTTGGACATTTAATTTTGCTGGACAAAGCAATTGTACAACTGGATTATATAATATTAGCATTAAAGCTTTTGACTCCACAGGAGAAGACACAGCATATACCAATCTATTCTTTGAACCATTACCGATACCTGGACCATCAGTTGTTTCTAAACTAACATCAAATTCTTTATTTCCTAACTGTTTGCCATTTTCTGGAGATATTCATGTTATTTCTCCAAGAAGAGGTTCTCCATGCCCATATATAACTGGTATTAAAGGATGGGAATTAATAGGTTCATTACCAAACGGTCTAGCTTTAGTATCAAACGAACTAGCTGGACTAAGTGCTCCTCATTACGTTGGTACTGGTATAGTTTCGATTACAGGAACAGCAACACAATTTGCTCCAGATAATGTTTATCCTGCGTTTATAATTAGAGCAACAGGATTTAATGATAAAACAGCTCAAACTGTTATTACTCTTAATAGTGCTGGAATAGTTCCTATCGATGAATATCCTCTTGGCTTTACTTTATATTTTCCACATTCTGGATATATGCTACCAACCTATAAACCGAATCCCAATGACACTCCACGAATAAGATCAGCGAATCAAAGTGTTTATAAACCATATCCTGGTACTGGAGCGATGATTTGTCGTAGTTCATTATCTGATAATAATTGTCCAATATATTATACTGGAATATATACTTTGCCAACATTTTCTATTACAGGATACGAAATAGCATCAATAAATAATCAAACAAACTTTTATGTGACAGGATCATATGGTTATATACCAGGATATCTAAGTGTATGGAAAAATAATACGCTGTTAACTAACAATACAGATTTTACTGCTACTGGAAGTCCATTAATAACTTTGTCTGTTTCTGTTAATCAAAATGATGAAATTAGATGGAGTGGATTAGCATCTACCGGAACTGGATTAATTATAGATTTTGGCACAGAATCCATTTCTAGTTCGAATGTATACAGTGTATTTGATTTTAATTTAACTAATAATAAGAATAATATTTATCAATTAATTAATATTAGTAATGAAGAATTTTTTGATGAAAAAACGCAACAATTCTACTATAAGTATGGTGGAGAATTATCTAATGTTTGCGATTCTAATCTACTCTTTTCTGGATTATCTCCAATATCTGGACATATACAACTTATGCCATTTGGCGTAGAGTCTATGAATATGCCAAACAGTTTTAATCTTAAAGGCGTTCCTGCATCAACTATGAACTGTAAAACATGCTTATTGGGTAATGGTGAGTTCGACACGTCTGGACCTAATCCTATACTTATTGGTAAAATGAGACCATCTATGATGTTAAATATTACAGGAAATATATATCCATTACAAGAATACGATTCAACAAATACTTGTATATCCAATAATTATTATATGGGTGGCGGCGTACAAAATCTGACCCTAATAAGCGGCGTATCTATAAGCTTACTACCAGGATTTTCTAGTGGAGAAATAGAGGAAATTTGCTATAAAAATTGTTATGAAAGTGGTGTTTCGTATCTTAGTGGCATAGTGGTACCAACTCCAGTAATAGAAATTACTGACCCGATACCTTATGTTCGTAATTCACAAAATGTAGCATATGCCCTAAGATGTTCTTTTGGCGACACTAGTGTAAAAAGAGATAATATACAAAACTATAGAGGGGTAGATATCAAATATTATATTAAACATTTAAATAGTGGATTATACTGGAATAATTCAGAAAATAAATTTGTATCTACAAAAACATTTTTTACACAATCTACAACAACGAATCTATCATTACCACAATCCATACCTTACTCAGCGCCAATTTTAACTAGTGGAGCGACATATGAACTATTTATGGAAAGAGCATCAGATGAATTTCCAACTGTAAATATTAATTCTTATCCGTATATGAGTAATGCTATTTATTGGATACATCAGGCAAATGACGGAAATTCCTATCCTGCAACATCATCAACATATCCTGGATTTATGCCTATTCGATATAATAGTGGTATATTTATTGAGACCGGAGTTCCATTTAGAATACCTGCTCAAATTATAGGTGGTAGTGGATCGTATCAACCAACAATAACCGGTTATTTAAGTCTTATTGATAGTAATACGGAAGTCTTGGATATTAATGGATTATCTCATAATCTAGCTGTTAGTACTAGTGGATCTATTGTTAATGATGGATTATGGAATATTCAAATTACTGGTAATATTACTGGATTATTAAATTCTTATTTATCAAATTATGACTTACATATAGATATTACAGAAAATATTTTAGCTCCATTTGGTAAAACTACTAATAATATTATTCCAGTAACCATGCTTAGTCCTTTGTCATTTGCTATAACTAGCGATGGAGGATCCACCGTTTCTGCGACAATCGGATCAGTATGGAGCATATCTTTTACTGTTACAGGTGGAAATAGGCCACCAAGATATCATACTAATACTACTCAATGGGCAATTGATAATGAGCCTATAGTAGAAATTGATGGCGAAATTTGTAATCATATATTTACTAAGTCTTATAATATGTCTAATAATACTTGGTCATATACTGTAACTTCTGCAAATATAGTTTTGGGCAATGAAATCCATACGATAAAATATATTGATAAAATGGGATATAGTATTTCTCAAGTTATTAACATACAAGTGTAATTATGGCTACAATTTTACCAACAGCACAACCCAATCATATTGTTAGCGTATTATCCTATAATCCTGTCGATACGGGAGTATTAATGGGAGTAGATCTTACTATAAGAGACTTATTGGGTAGTCAAGTATCTATTATAGAAACCACAAGAGGCTTGCAAGGATATACGGGACCAAGAGGTAGCGGATTTAGATATTTTACAGATAGCGATAATCCATTATCCTTTATTGAAGCAAGTGGAACATCTGATACTTTATTTATTAATTCTTCTGGTAATACTCAGATATTTTTTGATAATACTACAAAAACACTTACAATAGGATCAACCCCGCTAGATACTGGTAATATCCCATTTTCCATAGATGTTGGCGGAACGAATAATACAACTTATGATACCAATTATTTAATTTATTATGATGGCAACAAATTAACCAGCTCAACAGTAGACGAAACGATGATATCGAATTTTATGTCTACTGGAACAAGTTTGAAAATTGGTGACGGTACGAATGTTGTTATTTCTTACAATATGAAAGATAAGCTTAATATTGTCAGCTCAAGTGGTATTGAAATTATATATGATGATATTACTAATACTATTTCTATAGGCTCTAGCGGAACCAAAAAAACAATGTCTCCGTTAGTTTCTTCATTAATTTTCGGATAGGAGATACTTATGGCAGATCCAAATATTGTTGATACTACAATTGTTAAAGGTAAAACCGCTGTAATAGCTAATATAGCAACAACAGGTACCACATTATTAACTAATACCACAAGTAATTCTGTATATAAAATTGGAACATTAATTATTAGTAATATTGATGGCGTTGCTCCATATGATGTGAGCGTGAGTTTTGTGCGTAGTACTACTCCTTATAAACTTATTAGTACCGTATCTATTCCTCAAGATTCTAGTTTAGTAGTTATAAGTCGAGACACTAGTATATATTTACAAGAAAATGATACGCTACAAGCAACAGCAAGTTCTGGAAATGTACTACAAGCTATTTGTAGTTATGAGGAAATTTTATGAGATATACTAATGGTGGCTATATTGGCACCGGAATACTCCCACTATCATCTGGAGAATTTGATGGTATTTGGAGATATTATACTGATGTTACGAGAAATATTCGTAATAATAAATGGTGTGTAAGTACTGTTCCAGCCAATGCTAGAGTATCACCGTCTAGTGTTGTTGAAACTACCGGAACTTTAATCACTTTAAATTGTTTGTATGATGATGATCCTTATGGTTTTATAGAATCTTTTCAGTGGCAAATATCTTCTAATAATATTACTTGGTCTAATATTTCTGGCGCTATTTCTGGTTCTTATATTTTTACTATGACATCTGGTAACAATAACACATATTATAGATGTAAAATAGATAGAGCTTTTAAAAATGTTTTTAGCGTTTCGTCTTCAATATCTGTTGGTTTGAATACTATCACAATTAGTGATCATCCAGATGATACGACTGTATATGCCGGAGAACAAACTACATTTTATGTAATAGCAAGCGTAGATGGTGGAGCAACTATTAATTATCAGTGGCAAGTATCAACTAATGGTGGATCATCATGGTCTAATGCTCCGGGATCTTCTACTTCAGCATCATACAGCGTCACTCCTCCGTATAGTAGTAATGGATACTTATATCGATGTTATTTAACCGCTGCTGGCGCCACACCAGCAACATCAAATTCTGCAACATTAACAGTAAACGATAATTCTATTTATATTTATTATCAGCCAAGTCCAGGATATTGCTTATATTCTAGTCCTGTATTTTTCTATATTAGTGCATATATTTACTATGGATCTCCACTATCTTATCAGTGGTATAAATCGTCTTCACAAGGTGGTCCATTTACGGCCATTACGAACGATTCTGGGTTTAGTGGTGGGGATACTAGTTCTCTAACTATAGATTGTACTCAACAAACCAGTAATCTATATATTAAGTGTAAGGTGTATTGGAGTATAATAGAACAATATAGCGATACTGTTCTTTACGACGCTACCGTATACACGCCTCCGCCGCCATAAACTAGCGAGAATACCATGAATATATTTGATAGTGTGTTAACGCCACAATATAAACAAGTTTATAAAGATGCTATTGATAGTTTAATATCATCTAACGGTTTGGGTACTCAGTGTAAATTATCATATAACAGTAATATAACATCAGCTACAGATTGTAATAATTGTTTAATAGATCCTATATATAAAAAATCTATGGGCAAATATAATGGTTCTGGACCAAGAAGTTTTCCAGAAGGAGCCGTTTGTCCAGTGTGTAATGGGGCTGGATTTTTGGTTGTAAATAATAGTGAAACCATATATATGGCCGTACTAGTATCTGAAAAAAACTGGATAAATATAGGTCTTGATCCTGTTAAAATACCCCAAGGATCTTTACAAACTATTAGCAAGGCTGATACATTTAATAAAATTATGAATAGTTATTCTATGGCCATATCTGATCAAAATGGTACAAATAATAATTTATTATATGAAAGAGATAGTGATCCAACATATGTTGGTTTTGGTAATAATGATTATATCATTACAATGTGGAAAAGAATAATATGAAATATCATATTAATTTAGTAGAGTCTGATTCTACAATTAATAAATTAATTTTACAAAATTTATTGCCTTTAGTTAATAAGAAATTAGATGGTGCTATTACTCAAATTATTCGTCTTATTAATCTTGGATTAGAAAACTCTATACGAAACCAAAATGAATACGGCTCTTTAACTATGCCAAATGGTAAACTAAGAGCTGAATTTGGTATAAGCGATATTGGCTTAGTTGATGGTGCAATTAATGCTATTCTGGATAGTGTGTATGTACAAAGAAAGCCATTGAGAGCTTCTAAAAATGGATTAGTTGGTGGTTTTTTACTAGGATTTATGCCCAATAATGTGCTTTTGAGCGTAGCGGATCAGTTTAGTGTAATTACTGAAAAGGGACAGTCATTACCGTGGTTAAAATGGCTATTATTTGAAGGAACATCTTCGATAGTAAAAGACTATGATGTAAAATTTGGACCCAACACAAAATCACGAACTGGCGAAGCTATTATGGTACAAACTAACAGATCATGGAGAGTGCCACCAGAATTTGCTGGAACAATAGCTGATAATTGGTTTACTAGAGCTATTGATAGTATTGATGATAGTATAGAGACTATTATAATAAAATCTATGAAAGAATAATTATGTCTGATTGTGGCTTCGGTAATACATTTGATAAAATAGATAGTTTTAACGAATATTCCTTAATGGCACAAACAGAGGAAAATCTTAAAGCTTATCTAGATTGGGGATTTTTAAACCTGGGTGGTTTTGTTAATTGTACAGGACTAGATACCAATCTTTATCAATCTCAAGATACTAAAGCAATACATTATGAAACTCCCCAGTATGCTACTGGCAGAGCATGGAGAACACTACATAAATCTTGGGTTTATGAAAGTGGTATTAATTATGATGGAAATATTCCAGTATCAATAAGCGGAGTTAAGGTCAATAATACCTTTTTACCTGCACCAACAGGTAGTGGAAATTATGCATATAAATTAGACTATAATAATGGACAAATTATTTTTAATAAACCTATACCCACAGGATCACGAGTTAATATTGATCATTCATACAAAAAATGCCAAGTCTACAAAAGTAGCAGCTGCAATTGGTGGTCAGAGTTTAAAAATGCCATATATTCTAATTTGCCAAATGAATACTCTTTGCAAACTCCAGCTATTGTTATAGAACCCATAAATACGGCCACAATGATTCCGTATCAAATTGGAGATAGATCATTTTTTATTAATCAAGATTTTTTACTTTATATTTTTTCTGACTCTGCTGTTGAAAGAAATAATTTAGCCGATATAATTAGATTACAAAAAGAAAAAACTATTTTTTCATATGATATTAATAAAGTTATAAAAGATAATGTGTATATATTAACGTACAATGGAGAACTTAATCCTAGTGGTTTGGCTTATCAATCTTTGATAACTAATAATTCCTATAAATATAAAAATATTTTTCTATACAACGTGAATTTAATGGGATTAGAAAGCTATAGCAAAAAATTATTTTGGTGTATTCTTAGATTAACCACACAAACAATACATTAAAGGGAGAATCCTCATGGCCAATTCCAGAATTTATTATGCTGTTCAATCCGTAAGACTTCGTGGCCCATCTGGTACAGAGGTTACGCCAATAAATACCGACTGGGATCGCGTTAGAGGCTTACAAACAGTAGGTATTAATACCAATTTTAACCTTGAACCAATTTATCAAATGGGTCAGTTAGAGTTGTATGATAATTTCGAAGAAGTGCCTGATGTTGAAGTTACTCTAAACAAAGTACTTGACGGTTTTCCTTTAATCTATGGTATGGCCCAAGGTACTGGTACTCTTAATGAAATTGCTAACAATAGATGTGGTGTGCAACTTGGTATATTTAAAGATTCTGCTGCTGCTGCTACTGGAACCACAGAACAGCTATTACAAATCGAACCCGCATATGTATCAACAGCCACATATACTTTTAGCACAGATGGCAATTTCACAGAAGATGTTACTCTTGTTGCTAATGATAAAGAATGGCTAACAACTCAAGCAGATTTTGGTTCCTATGGCGATAATGATACATTCTGGACAACTAGTCCAACAGGGTTTGGTATTGCTCGTAGACAACAATTTAATCTTGGCGCAAGCATTTTACCAAATAGCGGAAATAATGCTGGCCCTCTAGTCCGCTATACAAATGGCGGTATTGCTCCGGGTTCTCGCATTACTAGCTTAACTATAACAGCTAATCTTAATCGCGAAGAAATCAGAGAACTTGGCCAAAGACGACCATTTATTCGCTATATTAATTTCCCAGTTGAAATTACTTGCGAAATTGAAGTTACTGCTGCTAGTGGAGACCTTGTGGGCGTTAATAATACTAATGCGGCTTGTGCTAATCCCAAAGCTCTAGAAAATAAACAAATTAAAGTTGTATTATGCGACGGCACAACTTTTGATCTTGGCACCAAGAATAAACTTACCACAGTAAACTATCAAGGTGGTGATACTGGTGGTGGTAATGCTACTGTTACATATAGTTACCAGAACTTTAATGACTTTACATTTATTCAAGGTACTGGATATGATGGTAGTACTGCCATTTCCAATAAGATTTGGGAAAGTATGGGTGGTGGTCAAGACTTTAATTTTAATGATGGTAGTAATCCAGGTTAGTAAATACTAAGGATTCAAATAGGGATGGATGATATATTTATACTTATAGGTAAATTATATTTGGAATTGTATCAAGCTCAAAAGCTGATCGAGATACAAAACCAAAAAATACAATCACTATCTAACGGCACTTCTGTTTCTAGCAATGATTAGAAATATTAGTGCCGTTATTGATAGGATAATTAGTAAAAAAATTTATTTTATCTATCAGGACAATGTCTATTATTATAAGTATCCAAATTCTGATATTAAACTACAATCTAGCTTAATATACGAAGAACATTATGACAAAATAAAATACGATAATTTTATACAAGAGGATATTGATTTTTATTTACAAGATTTTGATATTGCGGATGCTTCGCTAAAACAATTTTTAGAAGGCAAATATAAACAAATAGATAATCTTAAAGTAGAATTATATCAAAACTTTTGGAAAACTAAAGAGAGCAAAGCGGCTCGCAATAAGCTTAAAATAGTAAGAAAAACTGTTCAGGATACTGAAAATCAATTACATTATTTAGATTCATTAACTACAGAATTTTTGTGTGCTCAAAGACAAAATGAATTTTTATTTATTAATGGTATCTATGATAAAAATCATCAATTAATTTTTGACTATAATAAAATAGATACTATTAGTGAACATATGTTTAATGGTATGATTACAGTAATAAATAGTAAATTGTTAAAATCAGCAGATTTTAGATATATTGCTAGATCGTACGATTGGCGATCAATATGGAATATTAAAAATCATCATATTTTTAACGAACCAATAGTAGAGTGGAGCGAAGAACAAAAGAGCTTAGTAGCATTTTCTCAAATGTATGATAATATACATCAACATTTAGATTGTCCAGATGATAAACTTATAGAAGATGACGATGCTTTGGATGGTTGGTCTATTTATCAAAACAGAAAATTAGAACAAGAAAAAAAGAAAAAGGGTGTAAATAGTATTGCGGATAAGTATGATAAAGCTCAGGAAATTTTTCTAGTGGCTAATGATGCTCAGGAATTTAATAATATTATGGATATGAATGATGATGTTGCTAAGAGTAAAATGAGTAATAGATTTGATTTTGTACAACAGCATGGACGAGTAACAGAAGATAATTTACCGGATGTTAGAGCAGATATTAGACAACAATATGCTAATATGAATAAAAGGAAATAATAATGCAAAATAAGAATATAGAAGACTTGTTTGAGAAAAGAATGACAACTATAATGATAGGGGCCTTAGCAAGATTCGAAGAAAATTTTGATTATTTATGGGAAGATAACAAAGCTAATGCGGATTATTTTTTATCATTATGGCAAAAGGCTAGACAAGAAGTTTTGGACTATGGAAACAATCAAATAAGATTAGCGCAAAAGGATTTGGAAAAATTATACAATCAGAAACACACCAAATATAAATATCAATATAAATTTGATATGAGGAGATTTAATGATGAGTACTAAAACTAAGACTTTTAAAGTTGAGTTAGATGGTAAAGATGTTGAGTTTATTATTAGGACACCATCGTTGTCTGAACAAAGGGAAGGACAAAAGGTTTATAATCAATCTTTTAGCGATGCTGTCAAAGCTAAGGCTATCGTTAGAGCCAGAATGGACGATCTTTTAGAAGAGCAGGGATTATGGGATAGTTCTAAACAAAAAAGACTCACAGAACTACAGCAAATAGTTTTGGATAACGAAAGAGCATTGGCCAAAGGTGGTATCCCATTGAAAAAGGCTAAAGAACTTGCTATGGAAATGAAAAATACCAGATTAAAAATTAGAGAACTAATAGCCGATAAAACATCTTTAGATAATCATAGCGCAGAAGGACAAGCTGATAATGCTAGATTCAACTACTTGGTAAGTGTGTGTTTGGTGTATAATGAAACTAAACAGCCATATTTTAAAAACTTGGAAGATTATTTATCGAGATCAAATGAGCCGGTAGCGATTTTGGCCGCTCAACATTTAGCGAACATGCTTTATGGTCTAGATAATGATTATGAGAAAAATTTACCAGAAAACAAATTCTTGAAAAAATTTAAATTTGTTGATGATAATCTAAGACTTATTAACGATAAAGGAAAACTGGTTGATGAAGAAGGAAGACTGGTAGATGAAAATGGTAGATATATAAATGAGGCTGGAGAATTTATTGATAGGCATGGTAATAGAGTTGATGACAAGGGAGAATATGTTGTTGAACATAAACCATTCTTAGATGATGATGGCAACCCTATTGCAGAAATTCAAAATGAACTACCAGAAACTAAAGTACAAGAAGAAGATGTTGTTAAGGAAAGCGTTGATTCTACTCCAGTTGAGTCAGAAGCTTAATCCGATATATAAATATTATTATAGTTTTGTGTGTCAAAGGTTCAGTCTTTATCGGCTGGACCTTTGTTTTTAGGGAATAAATATGGCAGCATTTAATCTAACAGCACAATTAAATCTTGTTGGACCAACAAATATTAGGCAAATTGTTGGAGATATTAGAAAACAATTAGGAACCATTAAGGGAACTATTAATGTTGGTATTGATCCACAATCAGCTAAGGCTATAGCACAAGCACAATCTCAAGCTGCTCAATTAAGTTCCGGACTAAATAACGTAGCAAAATCTGGAAATACTGCCGCAGCTGGCATGAGAGATTTAAATGACGCTGCTGCAAAAAATCAGTTAGGATCTACAGCTAAAAATGCTGCATCGGCCGCTGATGCTGCTACAAATCTTGGTAAACAAAGTTCCAGAGCTGCTAAAGATGTTAAGGTGCTAGGTAATGAGTTAGCTGAGTTCGGTAGGCAGTCTGGTTTAGCTATTAGACGTTTTGCTGCTTTTAGTTTGGTATCAGGAGTTATGTATAAACTTAATAGTGCTATTAATCAAGCATTATCTCAATATATAGATTTTGATAGAGAATTAGTAAGAGTTTCACAAGTTACGGGAAAAAGTGTTCAAGAATTAGGTAGTTTGGTAGATGAAATATCTTCGTTGGCAGGCAGTACTGGCGTAGCATCTAAAGAATTAATACAAGTATCATCAACCTTAGCACAAGCTGGTTTGAGTGCCAGAGAAGCAGAACAGGCCCTAAAAGCTTTGGCGCTTAGTGCTAATGCGCCGTCTTTTGATAATCTTAATGATACTGTAGAAGGTAGTATCGCTTTAATGAGACAGTTTGGTATTAGGGCAAATGAACTAGAATCAGCACTAGGTAGCATTAATGCTGTGGCCGCAGCATTTGCTGTTGAAGCTAGTGACTTAATTACCGCAATTAGTAGAACTGGTGGTGTGTTTGCTAGTGCTAGTAGAGGAGTTAGTGAAGGAACGCAAGCACTAAATGAATTTATTGCTGTATTCACAAGTGTTCGTGCTACAACTCGTGAAAGTGCCGAAACTATTGCTACTGGTTTAAGAACTATTTTTACTCGTATTCAGAGAGAGTCCACAATTACTGCTCTAAGAGAGCTGGGTGTGGAACTTAGAGATGTGGAAGGAAAGTTCGTTGGTCCGTATGAGGCCGTTAGAAGACTAAGCGAAGGATTGGGACAACTAGATCCTAGATCTCAAGTATTTGCTAATATCATAGAAGAACTTGGTGGTTTTCGCCAAATTGGTAAGGTTATTCCGCTTATTCAACAATTCGCTACAGCAGAAGCGGCTTTGCAAGTAGCGCTCAAGGGTGGAGATTCACTAGCAGAAGCTAATAGACAAGCCCAACAATCTTTAGCTGTACAACTAGCTAAAACTAGAGAAGAGTTTGTGGCATTAGTAAGAGATTTTGCTAATAATTCTGTATTTAGAGGATTTTTAACAACTACAATTAGTATAACAAAAAGCATATTAAGTTTAGCAAGAGCGGGAAAATCATTATTTCCCTTACTAACTATACTTGGTGGATTTAAAGCATTCTCTGCTGCTACTCAGTTTGCTGGTGGATTTTTAAAGGGTGTGCGACCAACAGGAGGAAGACCTGGTGGTTCTGCTAGTAGGGGTATAGGACAAAATCTTGGTGAGGTAATTAGTGGTTCCAAAAGCGAAAGACAATCAGCATCGTTAGACAAGATAGCTAAAGTTTTAGAAAGTAATGCTGGAAATTTTAATACCAGTGTATCATCTTTAATTCAACCTATCACACAACTATCTACAGCTATACAACAAAATATAGTTAGTCTTACAGATAATACTGGAGCTTTGACAGCAAATACAGCTGCTATTAATAATTTAACTGCTGCATTGGGTATGAAGGGAACAACATTAGCTGGTGGTGGCAAGGTTTTAGGCTTCGCCAAGGGAGGAACTGTTCCTGGCAGCGGAAAAGGAGACAAAGTTCCAGCATTATTAGAGCCTGGCGAAGTTGTAATGAGCAATAGAGCTGTTAATAAGTATGGAAGAGGTAATTTGGTTAATATGAATAAAAGATATTTTAAAGGAGGTATAGCCCAAGAAAAGCTTCAAACACTAGTTGAAAAAAGCAATAGTATTAAAAAATATATTAATGACACTATCAATCCAGATGATGAAGCATTAACAAAGATAGTTCCATTTCGTGTTGATCTTGATGATAATGATTTCAGAGAAATGAAACAAATCATGATAGATACTGAAAGGCAAAGACTTAGATATTTAGAAACATATCGTGATGATCCCAAAGCAAATAAACAAGTGCAACAGAGAGCCAGAAGCAGCAAAGACCCTAGAACAGTTGTTGGATTTCTTGGTCTGAAAAAACCAGAATCTCATTGGGGTCCAGGTAATGCTTTTCAACAGCATTTAATTAAAAGACTAAATATTTCACCAAGCGATATGCCCCCTAATCTTGGCACACCACAAGAACAATTTAAAGATATTATAGACGAACATTATGCTGTTTTAGACTACCAAGACGGTGATGCTAAATTTTGGAAAGATCTAAGTTATTTTGATACACAACCCGGAAAAATAGACATACTAAATAAACAATTTAAAAATGTAGTCAATAATAATCAACTAAAACCAAAACCAACCCCAAATTATGAACTTTTTACTTTACCGGATACGCGAGTTTATTATCCTGAGATTGGCACAAAAGAACAATTTATGCGAGATTATGCGGCGTTTACCACAGCAGATTATGCAAAAACACATCTTCCAGCAGGAGCTTATTCTATTGGTGGAAAAATTCAAAAATTTGCTGGTGGAGGAGAAGCACTACAATCTAAATTATCAACCATAAGAACTCTTTTAGGCGAATTTTATGGAAACGATGAACAACTGATATCAAAATCAATTTCTAATTCTATGATAATCGATGAGGCTCGTGCTGATAAAATTATTGCTAATTTAGAATCATCTAGATCACAGTTACCATTATTTAGAAAATTATTATCAGAAAAATCGTCTTCTGTTGGTGTTTTAAATGGATTTCCAATAGCCAGGTATGGTGCTATTGGTGGTATTGAGACTATGAGATTTGATGAACTAAAAGATGAAGAAACCATTAGAGAGTTTATAAAAAGAGGAAAATTAGCAACACAAGCTTCGCGTGGTCCAGTTGGTAAACGCATAGTTTACAGTGATCAAAAAGCAGCAAGACGAAGGTTTGCGGTTGGCGGAACAGTAGAGGGCATAGCTGCTAAAGAAAAAAAATCTATTGAAACTGTAATTTTAGAACAATTATCCAGTTTTGGAGATGCTAGCGGAGTTAAAAAAATACTAGGATTAGGAGCTGGAGAAAGAGAGATTAGCTCTATATTGAATGCTAGTAATATTAGAGCCGGTAAAAACATAGAAAAAGCTATTAAATTTATAAATAGGGCGCTAGCTAAGACAGGAAAACAAGATGCTGCTAGAGAAGCAAAAGAAGCAGCCATGAGAAAAGTTGCAATTGCCGGATTATTTCCATTAGATTATAATAAAGATTTTTCAGACTGGAAGTTGGAAGATGGTAGAGAAATTTATGGTTATGTTAGAGGATTTCAATCTAGCTTTTTACCACAAATAGAAGCTATGCAAGAGGCTAATAGAGCTACTCGTCAAAAATTTGCTGAAGATATTCAAGATACGGCAGCATTAGGCGGATTAGGTAATAGAAATATTCAGGGGCCAATTCAACCATTAGCAATAGATTTTGATGAAACATTGGCTCTTGGAACAAAAATGTTAAAAGTTAACAAAGAGGGTAAAGAAGAAGAAGATTTACCAGCCTATGCGGATAGAAAAAAAGTTATGGAAAGTCTAGCCCAAGCTAGACCAACCTCACTAGCTAAAAGATTGGCTAGTATAGAACAAAAAAATCCCGGATATGTTAGGATGTATAGTCGTATCTTAACGGCCCGTCCTCAAAGCACAGCAGATATTATAGCATCTACTCTTAATAGATTCGGATTACCGTATTTAGAACAAGATGTTACTGGAGTTAGTCAAGGATTAGGAACAAATATAGCAAAAGCTAAAGCTGCTAATGTTGCAGCAGCGGAAAAATTGATCGATGATAGTGAAGAAAATATTAGAGCAACAATGGCTGCTGGTAAAAGCACTTTTCGTTATGGCGAAGTTCCAGAACTCAAAGGACCAGCAGAAGAAAAATTTGGACAATCTAATATTGAAGGAGGCTTGTTAGAAGCGGCACTATCGCAATTATTGGGTTATAATATAAATGTTGATGCTTTAGAAAGAAATAGGGCGATTGATTTTCCACAAGGACTAGGTAGAGGTGCTCAACTTTTTGGATTACCTCCGAATATTGAAACAGAAGTAAAAAGAACTTTGGACGGAGATAGTTTTTCAAAAGCCAGAGAAGAATTTAGTAGATACTTTACAGAAAATCCACAAGCCTATGCTAAAGGAGGAGCAGCAACATTTGGCTCTGGATCATTTAAATTTCCCAAAAGAATAAGTAATGCTTATGTTCGGGAAATGGAAAAATTATTAGAACAAGAACAAATGGAGAAGGTTTTTTCAACGTATCCTGGTAATGAAAGAATGATTGTAGACGAAGAGGCTGTGAAAAAAGGTTACGAATCTCCTTTTAGTAGAGAACTATTCATAAATTCGTTTAAGGATAAAATAAATAGAAATACAGTTTTTGAAAGAATGGGGCAATTTGCGCGAGTTATAGGATTGCCACCCGCCGATCTTTTATCTGCAATACCAACTCAATTAGACTTTGGTGTTAATTATCCTGCTACAGCATTATTTAGCAAGGATCCTTCTGGCCCAGGAACCAGGGGACTACAAGGGGTGGATCTGACACCATATGGTTATACTGAACAAGATAAACAAGATTTATTCGGATATACTAAACTAATAGAAGAAAAAAAGAAACAAATATTAAAAACAATTAAAACTCCTGTTACAACATATGAAGATGGTAGTTTTGGTTATGATGTGGCTCTAACAGAAAAATTAAGAGCAGAATTAGACGATTTACAAAAACAACAAAGATCTCTTATTGATAAAAACAATGCGGCTATTAAAGCTGCAAAAGAATCCAGATTACAATCCGCAAATCAGAGTGGTCGAGGTAGCGTTGGTATAGCTACTAATCCGTTCAATACAAGTCAACGTCAAGACTATAGTATTTTATATCATGAATTAACTCATCAACTTTTTAATAGTCTTAGAACTAAAAATGCTCAATCATTTGAAGCATACAAGGCAAAAGTTTCTAGTTTATTCGATGGAAACAATGATGATGTGGCAGATGCTTTTGATACTCTGGTAGGAAATAGTGGATATAATAGTGCTGATGTTGCTTATGGAAGAAGTTATAAACTTAATGGACTAAGTAGTTTAATGATAGGCTCCGCTAAAAAAGAGTCGTTTGAAAAATATGTTAATAGTGATCCAGAATATGTTCCAGAATTAAGAAAAACTTGGGCCGAAACAAATTCCACCACAAAGGCCAAAGCCTTTAAGCCACTTAATCCTAGAGTTAATGATGTTTTATTAAGAGGTAAAATAAGTCAAGATGTTATAGATAAATATGAAGATAATGGTAAAGAAGAATTTTTAACCACACTAGTACAAAAATTACCATTATTAGATGAAAATTTAAGTGGAATTTTGGATAGTACTCTGGATGAGTTGTTGGGAGGTGCTGAAATAAGTAGACAAAAATTTGCTATAGGTGGTAAAGTTAATTTATATCATGGTTCGACAACAGGAATAGATGATAATCAATTAAAGAAATTTAAAGAACAAGGAGCTTTATCTAATATAGCTCAAGGATATGGTCAGGGTGCTGGATTTTATGTCTGGACTGATAAATTAACCGCTATTAAACATGCGGATATGAGGATCAAAGCAGCAAAAGAAGGTATAAATAGTATTATGGGAGGAGATACTGGTGGAAAAGGAATGATCTTAGAATTCCAAGAATCTTTGGATCCATCCTTATGGGATCTTGATTATGAAATATCTAAAGGGCCAGTTATCAAATGGATAGCCGATAATTATGAAACTTTAAAAGATAAAGTTGCCGCATCTGAAGGAATAGCCGGCGTTACCGAAGTCGAAAAATATGATCCTAAAGTTGCCAAAGAAACTGGATTATTATATGGCGGCGCTAATATTATGACACAAACAGCTACTGGATCCAAAAAATATATAGATGCAGATTCAGCTGGAGATATACGAGAGGGCGAAATTCTTGGACAAATTATGAATAGGCTTCAGTCTAATGATCCTAGTCTTGTTCACTCATTTGAAAATAGTTTTTTCGGTCAACAATCTTTTCCAAAAGGATCGGCTCTAAAATATGTTGGATCGTCGCCATTAATACCAGTAAATATTGAAACATTCGCTTCTGGTGGTAAGGCTGGACTAGCAGATGTTAATAAAGTTGGAGAACAACTATCTAGTGATTTTAAATTAATGAAAGGAAAAAATGCATGGAATCAATTAGAAAATAATTGTTTAAGTATTGCTAATAAGGTATCCGATATGTTTGGCTATGTTGTAGAACCAGATAAAATTAGACAACAACTTGATACTTTCCAAAAATTAAGACTTGGTAAAACTAGCGCATTTGGATTAAAGCCGACAGAAGAAGTATTAAAGAAAATGCCATCATTGAATAGAATGCTTAATAATCCAACTTTAGCTGCTAGTACTGGTAATATAGTAGTTAGAGAAGGCGAAGAAATGATGAAACATGTATCATTTGAACATATGAATAAGGAATATAATTTTGGAGCAGCTGGTCCTGACTGGCCCATAGTGTTAAGAATACCTTTAAAAAAGAAAGATGCTGAGCAAAAACGCTATGGAGGTATGCTTAATAAATTCACTTCGGGAGGAACCATACCAGCACTAGTAAGTAACGGTGAGGCTTATGTGCCTCCGAAGCTTGCTAAACGCATTGGATATGGAACACTAAGTCGTATGAATATGGCCGATAAAAATGGCATGGGGAGATTTAGTGATGGTGGAATTAGTGTATTTAAGGGTCCAGGTAGTGGAACTAGTGATAGTATACCAACAAGTTTACCAGTAGGAAGTTTTATAATAAGAGAAAAGGCTACTAAAGCTTTGGGATTAAATAAGGGTGGGAGCGTAGGCATTCAAAAATTTCAAGACGGAGGCGCCCCAACAAATAGCGGAGACCTATATTTTACCACCTTGTCATCTGCTCAAATACAAGATATAGTTGGTAAAGGATCATCTAGAACAGGAATAGATGTTGAATCTTTAGATTTATTAACAAGATATGCTACAGATGCAGGCATGAGCATAGAAGATTTTTCTAGCGGACTAATAAGAGCTAGAGATACTGCAATTGAATCTGCTTTAGCACAAGGACAAAGTTTTAAAGAAGCAGCATTAGCTGGACAACAAGCTGCTATTGCGATGGCAGATATTCCAAATATACAAGTTACAGGAGAAAATCCGTTAGACGTACTAAGATCCTTAACAGCATCGTCCACTAGAGTACAAGCAAATGTCGAACAACGTAGAGAAATATTAAGTGATCCTGAAATTATTGCTGCTATTAATGAAACTAATGATTTAATGAGTAAACTAACTCCTGCTGAACAATTTTCTGTTCAAACAGGAACCGGACCAATGACCCCACAAATGGAAGAAGCAGCAGCATCTAGAAGAAGACAAAAAAATATTGTTGGATATAAAATAGAAGAAAGACAAACTCAAGCCAATCAACCAGGATTTGTACCACCAACTATACAACAACCAACTAATTTAATGGATATTGATGGTATTAATAATCAATTGAAGGAAGCTCAAAATAATGCTGCATTATATGCGTCATCTCTTAGGGATCAAGCTAATGCTATTCGCGCACAACAAGAAATTACCATAGATCCTGGCACCTTTGCTGGATTAGAAGCTAAAGCACAAGCTCTAGAAGAAAAAGCAGCAGCAACCGAAAAAGCTTATCAAGATTTGGCAGATAGTACACAAGAGAGTGTGTCTTGGTTTGATACAGAATATCAGGCGGCTATAGATAGTATGAGAATACGAGCAGAGTCTGTAGCTAAAGCAACACAAGATGTTGAAAAAGCTATGGTAACAAGAGCTAAAGAAATAGCCTCTGCAAATCCAGAATTAACAGCTGAAGAAATTGGACAACAGATTAGCACAGAAAAAACAGGAATAGTAGCAGAAGCTAGGGCTCAACAAACAGAAGCCGAAACAAAATTTGGTAGAGCACAAAGTAGGGTTGATACACTAGCGGGCAAAGCTGGTGCTGGAGCAGATATTTTAGCGGCTGATAATAAAGCTAAGGCAGAAGCACAAGCTAAAGCAGATGCTGAAAAAGCCTTAGAGGCTCGTAAACAACAAGCGCGTGACCTTGGGGCGAAACGTGCGGCTATTGCTGTACCAGAAAAAAGAGAGTACGAAACAGAACAAGAATTTAACGATAGACGACAAAAGGCAACAGAAAGATTTACCAGACAATCAGCACGAGAATTGGGTCTTAGTAAAACTAGATTTGTTAGCTCAAGACAAAAAAAAGCTATAGAAGAAGAAGAAGCTAAAAAAACTAAAGTTGAGAGAGAAAAAACAGATGTTGCTATTCAAAGCACAGATACTAAAGCTACACTATTATTAGTACAAGCTATTAATGCAAATACTGTAGCACAAACTGGTTCGGCAGATTCTGTGAAATCATTAACCGAACAAACAAATGGTCTCATTGCTACAAATGAACAACTAACTAATGCAAAAAATGCTGATATTGAACAGGCTAATGCTTCTCCTGAGAGAAGCGACCTATCTAAAGACACCCTAAGAGAAATTCCATTCTTAGACAAACTTGAAACATTAGGATCAGCAGTTGGTGACTTTGCTAATAATTTTGCAGCATCTACTACTGATATTGATGGCAATATTGGTAAATTTGGTAGTGTTCTTCAGGGCGGTGCTTCTAGATTAGAATCTGGTATCAAAAAACTAGCTGATGGTATCAGAAATGCTAATACGGCATTTGCAGATACTAAAATAGGAAAGTTTGCGGATTCATTTAGTCAATATGGCACAGCAATAGGTACTGGTGTAACAAGCGTACTACAATATATGGCCGACCAATCTAATGGTTATGAAACACTAACAGGATCAATACTACAAGCAGGATCAACAATAGCTAGTACAGCAACCATATTCGGTACTTTTGGTGCTCAATTCGGTCCGCTTGGTGGATTATTGGGAACACTTGCTGGCGTAGGGGCTGGAGCAGTACAAAGCATAAGAGATTATGTAGAAGCTCAGAATAAGGCCGCGGCAGAATTGTTAGAGACACAACGAACAGATGCTTTAGAAAAAGCATCATCAGATATTGCTGTATTTTTAGATAATGTCAATCCGTCTGCGAAAGATCTTGAAAGCGCTCTTAGTAATTTGGCTCAGGTAGTAAATATTGAAAAAGAACAAATGTCTACTAATACAGAAGCTAGCAGATATAAATCAACTTATGGTGGATTATTTGTTGGTAAAAAAACAGAAGCTGAAATAAGAAAAGCAGATGCTGCTGCCGCTGCGGCTAATACTGGAGGAGCACAAGCATCCAAACAATTAATATCTGGTATGGCAAATACTGGAATGAAAATGGAAGATATAGAAAAAAGTTTAGGAGCCGATGTTTTTGGTAATCTTAAACTACAAATAGCAGAAGCTGATGCTATATTTGTTAAAGAAGCAAGAGATGCTGCCGATCAACTTAAAGCTGGTAAGATTAGTGGCGAACAATACGTTACTGCTGTAGATAATGCTAAAAATGCAGCATTTGAACGAGCCACATCCGAATTAAGAGTTAAAGAAGCTAATGAAGAATATAGAAAAAGTGTTACAGATGTTAGAAAAAGACTAGAAAGTCAAGGAACAGGATTTCTTAAAGAATTAATAACATCTACTCCTAAGCAAAGAACAGAAATGAAGAAAGACTTTGCGTCTGCGGGAGATTTACTAAAGGGTGATTTTACAAAAAGTCGTGCTCAACAAGAAGAAGCCGCAAAAAAAGCTTTTAGAGAAACTAGCGGCACAGTAAAAGAAAAGAGAGAAGCAGCCGAAGCCGCAAAAGCTCAAGTCAGAGAAAGTAATTTTCAAAGAGCAGAACAAATTTTAAGTTTTGGAGATCAAAGTAGTGATGAAATTAGGAATGCTAGAGCCAATCTATATGAAACTCAACTTAGAGAGCAAGGAATAAATCCTAATGAGGGTATGGCAAAGATGGTTATTGATAGTTTAAGAGCGCCAGATCCTGAAAGAGCAGCTCAAGAAAATCTTAAAAAGGCCACAGAAGAAGCAGCAAAACAACTAGCTATTCAAACAGCGGCAACAAATGCGAATACTGACGCATTGAAAGGAGGAAAAATTACAACAAAGTATGCTACAACAGGCGGTGTTGCTGATGCTCAGACCGCTACGAATGCTGTATCTAATGAAGGAATGGGTAATTTGGGATGGAATGCAGCAAAGGTGATTGGCGCAGGCGCTGTTACGTATGGTTTTGATAGAGCTACTGGGGGAGGAATAAGACGCAGCGTAAAGAAAGGTATTCAAAATTTTCGTAAAGATCCAAATACACCCGACACGGAATCAGCAGCTGAACAACCAAAGCCTCAAAAAAGAAAAGGATTTTTGGAAAGACTTTTGGGTGGTAGTGAAGTTGCCGATACTCCTAAACCAGCTGTCGCTACCGACCAAACACCCCGAACACCACCTCGTCGTCAACCAAATGCGCCTAAAGATAATGTTCGACAACCGCCGCGACGAGGCCAACCATCTGCTGAAGCGCCCCAACCCCAAGCAGCAGTACCAGGACGCAAAGCTAAAGTAAGCGCTAGTGCTAAAAAAGGAGTTGGAGGTTTGGTCGCGGCTGGTGTCGGTCTTTTTGCTATAGGTAGTAGTTATTTTGGCGGAGGCGCTCAACCAGAATCAGACTCTGGAGCGCAGCAACTAACAGAAGAAGACCAACCAATTATTGAAAGTTCTCCAGAAATTATTCAATTGTTATCTGCTATAGAAGCTAATACTAGAGAATGCTGCGCTGGAGGTGGGACTGGCGGAACCGCTAGTGGAGAAAGAGTAACAACTAATACTGGTAGTATGGAAAATATTCCTACAACTAAAGAACCGGCAGTTGCTGTTGAGAAAAAAACCGATGCAATAGCTAAAGAAATAACAACTGCTGCTAGTGAACCAATAACAATGATGGAATCATTAAGTGATGAATTTGCAGCTTTTAGTAGTAGGGGCTATCAAAATGCTGAAGTAACAAATGCAAGTCTTAATACGCTGGGATCTTTTGCTACCGATATAATGGGTACAACAGATGTTGCAAGAACTATGAGGAGTGGTGGAATAGGAGATACTACTGGTCAAAATAAATTTCTATCTAAACCAATGGGAGTTACGGGATACACCACAAGAGGAATGGGTGCTTATGGAGCAGTACAATCCCTTAGAGCTTTTAGAGAAACTGGTGCTGTTGATGATGCTTTGGGTATCGTTGCTGGGGCTGGGAATACTGCTGGTGGTAGATATGCTGGATTAGTTGGAGATACGGCCAGCGCTGGAAGAAATGCGTATAGACTCTTTAGTGGAAAATCTAGAGAAGAAGCAACATTGGCTCAAGATAGTCTTGGCTTAGTTGCAGACTTAGGGCAGGTTGGTCTACAAGCTTCTCCAGAAATTGCTAAATATGGACCACAAGCATTACAAACAGCTAAAAACTTTGCACCAAAATCAATACCAGCTCCATCGGTATCCACACCAGTGTCCACACCATCGGCAGCATGGCTACAAGCTAATGGTTATTCATCTGATGAGATTGCTAAGATAGTTGGTAGTGGTGCAGATGATACGGCCGCAGCAGCAGGGAAATCTGGTGGTTTATTAAGCAAAATAACAAAACCTTTGCAAGGATTAGGTAAGATACCTGGTTTAGGAACAGCCGCTAGACTTGGCGGCGGAGTTCTTGGCGGTTTGGGTGTTGCTATGGGAGGAGTGAGCGGATACTCGGCGGATACCGAAGCAACAGGTAGAAATAAATACGTAAATACAGCTTTGGGTGCTTTATCTGGTACGGGAACGACAATGGGCGATGTTGGACAACAATCTACTATCGGAGGATTATTGGGGGTTGAAAAGGGCAGTGAGACTGATCAGATGATTGGTAATGCGTCTAGCCTTGCTGCGGGTACACTAGGAGTTGCTGGCGCTATTGGTGGTGCCGCAGCACTAGGTGTGGGTGCCGCAGCAGCAGCTCCTGCTCTTGCTATTGGCGCTACTGTAGCAGGAGGCGCGCTTTTAACGCAAGAATCTATAGGATTATATAACGATAGAAGTGTTCTAGCAGAAAAAGAAAAACAAACAGCAGCTATGGAAGAAGCTTCACGAAGAACTAAATTAGTTAAAAATAACCAAGGAGAATATGTAAGACAAGCTAAGACAGCACAAGACTTTGATTTTGGATATAATTTTACTGCTGATGAAAGTAATGCAGTAAGAGCGTATGCTAAAAATCAAGCAGAATCCAATAGAGCAAAAGAATTAGCTTCAAAAACAAGTCTAACTCAAGATGAAACATCTGAATTGGCAAATATTAAAAAATCTTTTGGTATGGAAGAAGGCGCATCTAATCAAGATATTTTAGCAGAAGCTCAAAGAAGATCAGATACAGCAGCTAGTGACCTAGCAGCTAAAGCTAGAACAAGAGCCACAACAACAAAAGTTGGGTTATTTGGCGACAGATATGATCAACTTGATGAGAAAAAACAAACAGAAAATATGCAAAAATATTTATCTGCTGCTCAACAGTATCAACCTGAAACATTTGTGCAACCAGAAGAAATACCAGCCCCTCAAACTACTATTGTGACCAAAGAACCGACAGCGATTCAAAAAGAACAAAAACAAACACCTATCATTTCTGCACAAGCACCCCAAGGAACAGCCGCTGTTCAAGCCACAAGCGCAGCATTACAGCAACAACAAGCTGTCCCAGCCCCCGAAACTATAACAGGACAAGGAGGACAAGTAATTCCAGTTGTTGGAGGTCCTGGCTCCGGCGCCGCTATAACAAGTGGTCCTGGATTTATTAGAGCAGCCGAAGCTTATGATGCCAAGCAACAAAAAGTAATAACTCCAACACAAGCAACAGGTGCAGCAGCTGTTCAAGCCACAAGCGCAGCATTACAACAACAAGAATTTAATGTTGAAGAAGAAATGAAAAAAACGAGAGGTATTTCTGTTCCAGGAGCACCCGCCACAGAGAAGCTACCACAGGCACAAAATGCACCCACAGATGAATCTAGAAGTAAACAATTAAATGATGTTCCCACTTATGGTCTTAGTAAAACAGAACAAGCTCTAGTAAAAAGTCAAGATGTTTTGAAAAAAGCAAAAGAAAAAGCTTTATCTTTAGGAACTCCAGAAGGTAATATGGAAGCAAATAGATTAGATGAACAAATCCAATCTAAGAGTAAAGAGCTGTTAGCATCACGACAAGCTAGCGCTGGTGGAGCTGGCGGAGATGTTATGAAAGATGTTAATCTTTATAGACAAGCAAGAGAACAAGCTATGGCTGGCGGATTACCCGCCGCAACAGCACAAGCAGCAATACAACCATCTGTAGTTTCAGCAGGTACGATTGATGCTACTATGGCAACCCAATTACAGCCCGCACCAGCAGAAACAGATAATTGGTTCAAAAATGCTCAAGCTGATTTGACTCGTATTCAAGCATCTCCCGATGCTAATATTACAGGAAATACCCAACCCGCTAATGGTGTAATTAATACTAGCACAACTCAGCAGCAACCAACAGCCGCAGGAATGTCTCAATTATTTGATACAGCAGCTATTGGAAATACTTTACAAACTGTATTTGGTCAATTTGTTTCCGATCTACAAAATATTCAACTACCAAAAATACCGGATATGGTTACTATGGAAGGCAAACATACTGTTGAGGTTATTATTAATGGAGCGGATGTATTAAAATCATTAGAACCAATGCTACAAGATATAATAAAAACAAAATTAACCGAATTTAATAATAAACTTAATAGTGCCACAGAGGGTGGATTTGGAGCATAGATATTTATCAATTAAAATAAGGGATAATTTATATGACAACATATGTTACTGATTATAGCATAAGTGGTAGCACAATTATTGATTCTACTGGTAATTTTAATGCTTTAACTATTAATAATACTGGTATTAGTTTAAGTGGTCATATTCATACCTTTGCTGATATATCTAATTTTAGTAATGGTTTGAGCGGATTATCGAATTTGGGTAATATTCCTAGTGGAGTTTATATATATACTACAGGATTAAATCAATTCGGAACAGGAGTATTAACACCTTTTGCACGAACACTTTTGGATGATTCTGGAGTAGCAGATGCTAGAACAACTTTAGGATTAAATGCGTTATCAACAGTTAGCGGCGTTTTGGTTCTTGGTTCGGATGTTGCTCAAGATATTATTCTGTCTAATATTCCTGGTTCTGGTACAATATTTAATAATCTGAAAAAAGATATTGATTTTTACGTCAAAGGAACTGGTAACAATAGCGCATTTTATTATGATGCTTCGTTGGGCAGATTAGGTATAAATACAACATCACCAGATACCTTATTGCATATTGTTAGTAATTGCACACTAGATGGTTTGAAAATAGAAAACACCACAAATTGTTCAACCGGCGTACATTTGCTGTTACAACATAATCCTGGAACATCACCGGTTACTGGTAGTTTCCCCGCTACCATATCATTGGCTGGTAGAGATGACAATGCTAATATTATTTATTATGCACAATTAAGGTCAAAAGCAGTTTATACAGATGGTGATGGTGCTAATGGTACTCAGGGCGAATTATTGGCTTATGTGGATCATGATGGTACGGGCAATTTGGTATTAAAACTAGCTAATTCTGGAACATATATCGGCCCCCATAATACTGTAAATGGTACTGCTAATTTTTACAATCTATTAGGTAGTGGGAATAATATTAATGGTAATAGTTTTATTGTGGTGGGTAATGCTAATACCCTTGATCCTGCAACAAATAATATAATGGTTGGTTCGTCTAATGATTCGTTCGGATCGTCTAATCAAATAGTTGGTAGACTAGTAGAAGTTAATGGTACTGGCAATATTGTTAATGGATATAATATTTATCAAAACGGAAATAGTAATTATTTATATGCTACTAATATTTTATATACTGGAAATAATAATATTATTGCTGGTAATTTAACTAATGGTAGTGGACTAAGCAATATTTTACTTGGTAATAATATTTATAATTCTGGAAATGTTAATATATTAATTGGCTCAGGATTAAATAATATTGGTAATTCTTTAATGGTTGTTGGCCAAAACTTGTATCTTAGAGGAAATAGTGGAGTATTATTAGGCAATAATAGTGCTGTTACTGGAAATAGTAATATTTTAATAGGTAATAATTTAAATGTTGTATCAACAGGATTATTTATTTGTGGAGATAATATAACCGTAACAAATGTTGCTGATTCGTTAATACTAGAAAAAAATGTTAGTGTTAGTAGTTCTTCTGGTATAGTAATTGTTGGACGCGGTAATGATATTACTTCAAATAATAATACATTAGGTATTTATGGATATAAAAATACTACACGCAATACTATAAGAAATTCTAATATATTAGGAGATTCTAATAATCTTAGTAATGCATCAGGATCATTGGTGCTTGGCACAATGAATGTTGCTAGTGGTACACTCAATAATGATATTTTAATTGGTAAACAAAATTATCTTATTAATGCTAGTAATAACAATATTTTTATCGGCAATATTAATAATCAGTCTGGTTTAAGATTAAATAGTGACGGATCAATTACAGGAACACTAAGTAATAACGGATCAAGATTTGTAAATACTGTTGCGCTCGGTAATCAGAACGTTTTTCAATCTTCTGGTAATCTACAAATTGCAATTGGTAATAAAAATGATATCGATGGTTTATATAGTATGGTAATTGGTAGTATAAATACCCTGCGCAATGGAGACTATAATATTTTATTAGGCAAATCAAATTATGTTGGTGGGCCTAGTAATATAGTATTGGCTAATGATGGTAGAGTATTTGGAAATAATAATGTTGTGTTGTCTCCTAATGATAGTGTTAGAGTTTTTGGAGAAGATACTATTTCTGTAGGATCAAACAACGGACAACAATCTAATGGTATTGTTGTAGGATATAATAATAATTTATATGGCGATAATATTAATATTTATGGTAGTAATAATACAGCTGGCGACCAAAAGTATTTGTATACTGCCACAATAAGTAGTAATGGATTTGCTAGTTCACTAATAAGTTTTAATAGTAATATTACGAGCGACATTAAAACTGGCGATAACATTTTAGTATATGTATATAATCCTACTCCTACAGATATTAATGATACTTATGTATTTAGTAGAACTGTTATTAGTAGCATTTGGGACGGATCTACTACGGCAGTAACTCTTAGTACTAATATTACTTTACAAACTAATAATCCACAAAGTAATCCAAATAATTTTAACGATGCTTTCTCAGCAGCTGTTCCAACACTAGCATCAGGATATATTATTAAACAAAACTTAGGATCCAATAACTATATTTATGGTGATAATAATACCATACTAGGTACTGGTAATACTGTTTTGGGTTTTGATAATAGCTTATCATCGTATACCACTGGCGCAATAATATTAGGTCATGGATTATCTCATAATTATGGCAACAACTATATGGCCATTGGTCCAACAGATGGTACCAAAATTGTTATGGGTCCAAAATTAGTACTTAATACTGGACTAGCTACCACACAAATGTATGTTGTTAATACTAGTAATCAGTCTTATGTATATTTTAATAATACTAATAGTAGAATTGGTCTTGGCGCTAGTAATAATGCTCCAAGATCTTTATTAGATGTTAGTGGTACTATCACAGCATCAGCACTAAGAATCGGATTGTCTGGTAATAATGGAGATCTTTTAAGTACAGATGGCGATGGCAATATATCATATACAACTCCCACTAGAGTTAGTGGATACTATAATGGTTTAACATATGGTATTTCTAGTACATTAAGTAGTGGTATCGATTATCTTAGATGGAATAAGAATACAAATACTTTGGAAATGTACAATTGGGACGATCCAGATAGTCCAAGTACTAATCCTGGTGATTGGCAACCTGGATTAATTATACGTGCTAATTCTGGTATGATTGTTAATTCTAATCACAGTTATAATGATGATGTTTTTAATTTTATAGTATATGGTAGTGGAGATATTGGAGATTTTCCAACACTAATCAAGACAGATGTTGCTAAAAATACAGTATCTTTACATCATACTTATTTAGTTAGTGGCGTTTTTTCTGGCGGAGTTAGAGTAACAGGATCTTTAGCTTTACCAGGATTGAGTAGCGATGGCACAATTATTGCTTTGGATAGTAATAAAAATATTACATATAATCAGATATCACCAAATACAATTATTTTGTCCGCATCAGATTCTAAACCAACCGGATATAAAAATTATCGTTGGTTTGAAGACGACAAGAGATTTTGCATGGGGAATAGTCTTGCTCATACAGATATTAGCAATAGTTTTGTAGAGAGTAATTATAATACTATTATTAGTAATGCTGTTGATGATGCTGCTGGAGCTGCTGGTAAAAACTATACAGTATTTAATAGAGATGGTATTGGAAGTTGGCCTGGTAGTGGTTTTGTTGTGCTTTATTCTGGCCAAGCTGGTAATGGATTAGGATTTAGAATAGATTATACTAATTCTAAAGTTGGTGTGAATACTAATCATACTCATTTAACTGGTATAAATAGTTCTTTAATAGTTAATGGTGGTATTTACGGTACTGGATTAAGAATAGGTCCAACCGCCACATCTGGCTATGTATTAATGGCTGTGGATAATAATGGTAATTTAGGATATAGGCCAGTAAATTTAAATTTAACATCAAATACTATTCAATATCCATTTGTATTAGAAACATTAAATAATATAACTAAATTAAAATTAGCTAATACTGATGAAAATAGTGTTGCCTTAGATAATGATGGACATTATAATGATTTGGGTAGAGTATTAGCTTGGAATGGAAATTCCGACAAGTGGTATATGCCCAAACACTTTAAGTTGTATGAGGGTACAACATCGCAAAAACACAATATTCTATTTGGTCAATATGCATCAAACTATTATCTCACAACACAAAATTTACATGCTTTTAGTGCTGGCAGTTTTCATAGTACCGAACCAACATACGAAGGATCAAGTCAATACTTACAGTTTTATTTAAGAGGATCTGGTAATGCTGCAAATCCATGCGATCTTACTACAGATTGGTCATACGACGATCCAGAAACTCCATCATCAGCGAATGCTAATGTTATTAGAATGCCAAGTACCGATCAAAATTACCATGCATGGATGTATGAAGCTATGATTTCAGTATTAGGTATTAATAGCACAGGAATAGATGATCCCACTTCTTATGCTGCTGGCGCTATTAAATTGGTTGGTGCTGTGCGTAGACTAGGTGGTTCAGCATCTCTTGTAAATATTGGAAATCCGCAACAAACCGTTTTCTCCGATTCTGCTCTAAATGGTATTGGTGCTAATATGGTTTTTAGTCCAGGAACCGCTGGTGCCGGAACAATGACAATTAGATGTACCGGTGTTGCTAATTATATAACAGCTTGGAGTGCTACTGTAAAAATTAATCAATTATCTTTACCACAAGTTAAACGATAATTTTATTACTTATTAAGGATATATTATGGCAAACTGTGTTTGTATTAAATATAATGGTATTTTACTAGCTCCTACTCCAATGATTAGTTTATCACGATCTTTTCAGGACGTTGGTGGACGTCATGTGGGATCTACTCTTACTATTTCTATAAATGGAAAAATTGTTGGCGGAACAAAACCCAGAACACAGGGCGTGGCAGACTTTTTAAATAGATATCCTTGTGCTGTTGCCGACATAGACGATGTTGTTGGTGTTGCTGATCAAGGAGTAAATGGCTTGCTAGATGAAGAATATAGGTTAAAACAAGTATTTGTTCCTAATATTGGTTATTTAATGTCAGAATCTGATACTGGTAACAGCTTAGGAAATAATGTAAATAATCCAACTACCTATAATAATACAACAAATAAATTTGAATTAATAGTTAATGGCAATATAATACTGGAAGGCTATGGTAAAGTAAATAGTTATAATTCTGATTCTGATAATAATTATTTAAATACTATAAATTATACTGCTGAAATTATAATAGAAGAAAATACTTTATTATTCGATGATAATAGTACAAAATATCTTATTAGTAGTTATACAGATACTATAAATATTGAACCCATTGAGGAAAGTAATCCATTCAATTCTGCTGATCCTATAATTGGTACATATTTTGGTTCTACCGTATCATATACTACAGACTATGTTAATCAACTACTTACAAAAAGATACAGAATAACTAGAAATGTTTCTGCCGTAGGAAAACATTCTCATAATATAACAAATAGTACTCATGCTAATAGTACTAATGCTCTCGGTAACAGAGGAGTGAGTATAGGAACTCCTTTTAGCAATGCTAGATTTTATGTGTTAGATAGACTAAAGCATTATCCAACAATATTTTTTATGTCTAGTGATTATACTATTGTTAATAGAGTAAAAGTATTAGAAAATAATGAGAGTGAAGGTTCTTTCAGCATAACAGAAACTAGTTTGGCTATTAATTATGCTATGCATCCACCATGGATAGATGATTGGACAGCAGAAGTTAGTATAGATAATACTTTTTTGCAAACTGTTCGTATAAATGGAACAGTTCAAGGATTGGAAACATATGGTAGTGCTATTTTGTATGAAAATAGTACCTTTATGGACGGATCTCAGCCCACATCATGGGGATCGACAAAAGATGAAGCAAGTCCTGGCGACGATGCGAAAATTCATAAATATGGAGAGTTATTGCCAGTTGCTTTGGGGCATACGCCAAACAGCGAGACCCCAACCGCCGTAGAGTCTAAAGTTGGTAAATACCAAAATGCATTAAGAGGTATGTCTTGGTTAAAAAATACACCCAATCCTTATACTAGTCCAGCATATCAAAGAGCAGCTTTGTTCTTTATGAATGGTACTCAACCAACACCAATAAGTTCAAACCTAGGATTGGTCTCGCCCAACCCATACAGATGGTTAAATAATCAACAACTATTAGCAGAAAGAGCTACTGTTCCATCTAATGCTTTTGCGGCTCCGATGAATCCGATACCAATTAGTATGACAGAAAATCATAGAAAAAATGTTGGCGAAATTGATTATAGTTTTGAATTTAATAATAGGCCATTAAATTTAATAGAAGGTTCTATTAGCGAATCCCTAACAATAAACGACACATTTCCAACTCAACAAATAGCAGAAATCTTTGTTTTGGGTCGTAAACTTGGTCCAGTACTACAAGATCTAGGAGCAGTAACATCTTCATCAAGAGAAGTAACTTTCGAAATTGTAATTCCTAGACCACGTATGATTGGTCAAAGATTAATTTTTCCTGCTAATATTTTTACAGCAGCAACTGGTCTGGTTGAATTATTAAATCCAAAATATACTTTTGGCACACTAACATTCCCAACAAATATTAAAAGTTATGTTAAAACTGATAACCATAATTACAATCCACTAGAAGGAAGACTCAGTATTACTAAGTCATGGGTATGGCAAAGAGCTAAATAGGATATTTTATGAGTGATAATTTATATAGTTTTCCAGTAGAAAAATCGGAATCAACAATACTACCTCCACAATCCTCTGTTACATTAAGGGATGGGACCAAAGCACCAACATTTCAAACAAGATTAGGAGCAGTTGCCGATGAAACGTTATTATATACAGATCAAGAAATTTATCAATATGGTCAGCATGGACCTTTTAATCAAACACTATTTTTAGGTTGTAGTATTGTTAATTTTAATGCTAATTTAGGTTGGGGAGGAGAAGCTAGTTCACTAACAGTTAGTCTAGTAGAAGATGATACTCCACATCCTAATAGTCCACTATGGGATCAGAACAACAATGCCTTGGCAGTCAGTAATGCTTTGGCCCGTACTCAACCATTGAATGATATTAATACTAGACGTACTTTTTCCAGCGATTTAGCTAACATTAGCCCCGATTTACATAGAAATATTTTATTACAAGAAGAACATAAAAAACAAGATAATGATATTACAAATCTTAGACTACAACTTGCAAATCCAAATAGAGCAGACTATGGTAAAGTATACTATGATATTCAGGCGAATGGCGAGTATATTAAAAGATATTGGACAGGTAGAGATCCAGGATTTGTTGGTGAAAGCTATGATATATTGGGTGTTGCTGTAAGATTTATTTTTAATGATTTTGAATTTGCTGGTATTGTAACATCATGGAAAAATAATGGCGGATCAGGAGGTAAAAATTTATATACTGTAGAAATTAAGAGTTTTGCTACACTATTAAAAAATACTCAATTAATTATTGATTATTATCCGGGAACTATTTTTTCACAAGCGGATAATATTCCTGGTCCTTTTTCACTATTGGATAAGTTTGGTTTTCCCTGTAGTTATGTTGGGGATAGGGTTGGTCCAGCAGAAGGTATTGAGGCAACTCTATCAAGCTATAAAAAAGATGATTTTCAAGGAAAAGTTTCCGAGGGTGTTTTACCAAATGTATTTAATATTTATGGATATTTACAAACTGTTCGTGGTTGGGGCAAAAGTGATATTAGTGAAAATGGAACACTGGTTAATGATATATTATTAGGAATAGAAAATTTAATTAATAAATCAGAACCACCGCTAGGATCGAACACAGAGGAACCATCTCAGAATACAGAAGCACAGTCGGCCAATACTGTTGATAAGCCACTAAGTATAGACGCTAGATTTAGTCCATATGGCAGAATTGTTGGTAAGGCACCGGCATCAACTAAACAAGATGGTGTTTATAAAGATATTCCAGCTGCTACAATTAAATTTTTAAAAGATAAATACGAGATTGTGGATCCATTGACCCATGCATTTAAAGGTCTAAAAGAAAGAGATATTGCTCAAGCACAACTACAATCTGGTAGCGTAACAATTTCGGAACAGTTTTTACAGGATCCTCAGTATGCCGAGGATAGATTTAATGCTACCGGCGGCACAATGACACTATCTAAAATGGGCATTATACCAACATCTAACCATGTAGATAATGTACATAGACAATATTATTGTTTGGATTTGTCAGCGCTGCCACCTATTCCTGATAACTATACTATTAATGGTCCTATAATTAATATTATAGATTTAATACAAAATGTTTGTGATGCAAATAATTTTGATTATTTTATTGATTTTGATTCTCAAACTAGAAATACCATTAAGGTTCGAACAATTTCTCGACAAAAACAGCCACCAAATAACTATATTGCAGAACTAATTAAAAATACAGAAAATAATAATATACTAACTAGTTATGACTATGGTATAGAATTTAATGATGAAGCTACTGTTAGATCCATGTATATTGGAGGCAAACAGAAAAGATTACTACAGCTTAGTTCTAATTTCTTATCTCGTAAAAATAATAGTCTATTATTTGATCCTAAAAATGGAAAAACCTTATCTTATTCTACTAATGATATTAAGAATGTATTAAGATCACCAGATCATATATTATATAGAAATCCAGCTTATAATTATTATAATGAATTTAATAATATATCACCTATTGTTGGTACTGGTACCGGATGTTTTGTGTCCACAACTATGGGTACTACATATTCAAACTCTGATCCGTCTACCAGTTGGAATTGGGGTACAAATGCTGGTAGAGGAAATTATGGCCATGAAATAAAATATATTAATAATTCAAAAGATATTAATACTAAAAATACTGAAGAGGATGTTTTTAAAGATATAGTACGATCTATGTTTCAGGTTACTGGCGAAGGCCCAACAACCATTGGCGAAATTCCCGAACAAGCGGAAATTGATGATGAAACTCTTGAACCATCATTTTTTATTAATTATCCACTATGGGATGATTTTATTTGTCCATATTTTGGTTTAGATATCGATGGTACTGCTAGAAAAGTATACTTTGATACCGCCATGGAACAACTTCAGGTAGTTTGTAGTGTTGCTGATATACAGAATACTTTAGGTTTTGCTTTGACTTCAGCCCTTAAACTAAATGAATCAACTACCAAAGTAACAGAAGATCCTAAACTTCCATCTGATCCTTTAGAGGGAAGTTCTGATCATACAACATTTACTGGGAATGATGTTGGAAGAACAACTGAAGAAATTCTTGGTACTTTTCCAAAAGATGAAACTGTTGCTACTTTTCATACCAAATGGAATGTTCAAAATAGAGAATATTACGACATCACTAGTAAATTTTTATTATTAGAAAATGAAATTAGAGCAGCAATGGCGGGTTTCGAATCTTGGGTATATTATACATTTAATAAAACTTTTACCACCGATTTAGGTGTGATGTTAAGATATAGTATGATGAGCCCAACAGGATTGATAGTTGAAGAAAAAATATCTAATGACGATACCAATAAACCAGATCCAAATAAGGGCGAAAAAGTAATAAGTATGGTATTTCATGGACCTGATCCACATTTAATTGGAGATAATACTGCTGATAGTCCAAATAGTAGCGCGTCGTTGATGAATGATAGAGTTAGCGATATGTTGCAAAAAGTACATGCTTATGTTAAAAATATTGGAGATACTTATTATGGTAAACAATTCATGGTTAAGATACCAGGATTAAGTATTTCTAGAGACAGGCCATCTACAAGTAATAAACAATTTGAGACTATCTATCAAGGAGTCACTGGCAATATAGAAGAATTTCGTGGAGTAGGAACATTATATAGTAATTATAAACCAGCAACAGATGGCGCTTGGGAAGAACCTGGAAATATTATTGATGATACTATATTGATAGGTTCTATTACAGGAGATTTTTTTACAAATGAGGATGGTCGATTCGGAGCAATACTGGGCTATAAAGCTAGTTATGAATTTTTAGACGATACAATTCCAGATGAAACAATCAATAATGCAACAAAGCCCGACAATAGTTCGTCGATACCAGCAGAACCCAGAGCGACAATATTAGACAAAAATAATCAAACTACTAATTACACATCTTTTGCAGAAGGAAAAATGCCAGAAGGTGTTAGGTTTAAAAATGTAGAAGATATAAAAAATCAAATAGACCAAAATATTCCAGGGTCCACAGAGAGTGAAGAATCTCCATCTGCAAATCCCCCATCTTTGGCTATGATATTAGCACAATCGTCTCAGCCAGCTACGGGTGTTGATATTATACCAAATGAATGGTATCCATCATTAACCACATCATTATCTAATAGTGAGTATTTATACTATCCGTATAATTTTGGTAAATCATATCCTAATATTAGTCAATTAAGTGATTTTACATTTGCAAATGTGGGTGATATGTCATTATCGGCTTATAACAGAGGTATACCAACCTCAACAACTAACCTATATGAGCATCTAGCATATAAATTATATGCAAAAGCATCAATAGAAGATAATTTTATTTTTATTAGAACAGATGAATGGTTAGATGGTATATCTCCACAGGATAGTAATCCAAATTATAGAGAACCAAGAGCAATTATTAGTATTTCATCTCCAATAGAATGTAATCCTGTACATATAGCTAGTAAGTATGTTCATCATTGCTTAATGCTAGATAGTAGTATTTTTAAAATTAGAAGCGATGTTAATAAAATAAATAAAATTACTGCACCAAGCGAAGTGGGTGGGGTTCCCACTAGGGTTGGTGGATTAGCTAAATATGATGGTGGATTTTCTAAAACTAATGATATTATAATTAATGCAACAGATCATTTTTTGGACGCATTAAATGCTGTTGATAAAGATGCGAACAAAGCAGTAACTATGCCCATAGCGCCAAAGGCTGCGATGCCGGGCTTTGCTGCCGTTCCATTAGAAAGTCAAGCTGCTGTTTATGGACCGTGGATCAATTATCCTTGGATGGTGCGTAAAGATATTTTTACGCATCCTGACATAGCTACTAATGACAATTATCTTAAAGATGCAATAGAAAATTTAGTTGGTGGACTTAAAGTTCAAGTAGTAGAAGAACTATGTCCTTGGAAATATGGTAGTGTTAAAAATCTTGATATGGAAGCAATCGCTAGAGTAGAAAATGATTCAAATTATCAAATAACACAAGAATATGGAAATATTAGCATACCAGGATCTCCGATATATAAATTAGGAGATTTTTTAGATACAGTTTCTCAAAATACAAGTGGTCCAATTATTAATTCTATAAGATCTAATATTGGTGATGGTGGAGTATCAACAGAATATAGTTTAAGAACATTTACTAGAAAGTTTGGATTATTTAATAAAGAAAACGCAAGCAGAGCTGCTCAAGTTGGAGCAGAAAGAATATCTAGAAGAAGAGCTATGGCTTTACAAATGGCTGAAATTACCAATAGAAGAGCTGTTGGATTAAAATCTCAAAATTTAAATGATGCTCCAACAAGAGATTATACTAATCCACCACTACCAGAATCTTGGAGAAGTTCTAGCGAATTATTGGTTGGTCATAATGATATTAATATCAGAATACCACTAGAACTAAGAGAAAATCCTCAAGAAGGTATCATTCATGTCAGTGGAATGATCAATTATGATGCTAGATGGGGTTTTACACCAAGCACAAATGGAGAATATGATGTTTTAAATTATCCTAAAATATTTAGTAATACTCAAATTTTAGATAATAGAGAAGCATTGAGTCATATGCAAAACGCTTATGAGAATACTTCTTTTATGAGTTTAGATGGATTATTATCTCCAATTTCTTTTTATCCGACAGAAAACTTTAGAACCTATCATATTAGTAAATATCCTAGAAAATCTTGTAGATATTGTTTTGGAAAAGGAAAATTATTATATAATTTTGGTATGGCTGGACTATATAACAGTATTACTAAATTAGCCGATGGAACATTACTAGGTAGTACTCCTGAAGATACTCAAAGCGCGGATGAAACCAGTATAAATTGTCCATTTTGTGAGATCGAAACAGATAAAGTCACAAGATTATTAACTGGCACAAAAAGAGGAAGAGCCAATCCACCATTTATAATGACAACGGGCCTAGACCCATCTGACGGAGCTGCTGGATCTAATGTATATAGAACATTAGGAACAGTTATTAATTATTCTACTTTAAATCCTATAGTATTAACGTATGGCGAATTTAGTAATTTTCAAAATAGACAAGATGGAGACGAGACTGCAAATTGTATAAGAATGGTTGGTTTGGGTACCGTACCCCCAAATAAGGCTTCTGATAGTTTAAATCAAATGTATGCTAGCGATAATCGTTTGTGGAAATCACATCATGATTATGATCTATTATACATAGATAAAGTCAAAGAACTACATTCTATACCAGAAGAAAAAAGATCAGAAAATATTAAAAAACTTATTAAAAAATTACCAGAAAATATTACTCCATTTTCTAATAATGCTAGATTTTTTGGTTTACGCGGACCATTAATGGTTCATGGTTGGGGATATGATACCGAAGGATATCCTGTACCAAATGCTTCTGGCGAAATACAAATATTTAATGATGTTCCAGTTAGGGCCACCGGTTTTACCGATAGAAATTATGTGGTTCCTGTTTATAAAAATCAAATTTTTATTAGAATAGATAATGACTCTGCTAATGATATTAATTTAAATACTCAGAATAAAACTATTGTAACCAATCCGACAGGAGAAGGACATGGATATTATACTGACCCATATAGAGAAAATACATTTGCTAAAGGTTGGGCTCAAATGCCATCAACATGGCCTGTTGGTCCTATAGATTTAAGATGGGATAGTTCCGCTAAGGTTTGGACTTTTGCTAGTGAATATAAAAATGTTTATGTTTTATTAGAAGAAGATCTTACTACTAAAAATACTGTAGCTAGAGGAGAAATCATAGACAATGCTCAGGATATTGATAATAAAATACTAGCATTAAATTTTAGAAAAGCTGTGTTTGTTAAAGATAATATGGGAATTTATGCTGCTCCAAAATCATCTATTATATATTGTGCTTATGATGAAGATGGTGGTTTTTATGAACCAATATCTCAAAATTCTTTTGTATCGTCAGGAAATATTATTAGTTCTAATACTGCAAATATGTATAAACTATTTTATAGAAAGCGTCAATCTTTAGGTAATAATTTAGGATTAGCTAATGAATCTAATCAATATATTGCTAAATTTAGTAATCCGCTAGGATTTAGAGCTGATCCTGGAAATATGGGATTATTTGCTTTTACTAAAGATGGATGGATATTACAATCTAATGGGAGATAATAATGTCAAATTTAGATTGTAATATATTTCAAGCTTCTTTTGTACAAAAAGCCCCTGAAATTAATAAATGGAATCTACAGTTAGACTGGCTAAAATCTTTGATTCCAGCTTTCGATACTAAAACTAGTGGAATTTGGCAGCCAATCGTAATATCTAGAAATAATAGTAATTCTATAGAATATGGTAAATTATTAAGTAATCCATATAATACTGAAGATCAACGAATAGCTCCATGTAATTGTAGTACCGGCACTGCTGTTGTAGCAAGGAATGTTCAGCAAAAAATTGCTTTATTTGGAACATCTTTGGGTGGCGACCCGGAAGATGGTATTTTTTGTAATTATTGTGAAAGTATTCGCGTAGAAGATCCCAAATATAATAATTGCATTGTAAATATTAATTATATTCCTAAAGAACCCGGTATAGACCAAAAAGTATTAACATGGCCATTTGATGGAGATGCGGCAGAATCCAACGGCGATCCTACAATTTTTAAACCTAATTGTTGTCAAGGTGGATGTGATACTAGAGCATTAACGGATGATTTAACTCCAAAAATTCCTTACTTATATACTAGTTATCATTATAATTTTAGAGATTTTAAGCATCATCAGCAATTTCCAGCTATTACTAATCCTGGTCTTGGATACGAAAAGTTTGGTAAATATAATGGTATATATGATGATATTACTATTAATAATATGAATTTACATATAGATTGGGTTTTGGAACCTAGAATAGGAGAAATAGAACCTCCTCAAAACTATGCAGATACTAATCATGTTAATATATATTCTCATAAAAAATCTTATAAAAATTATTTAATGCAGAATAAAACATGTGGTAATTTCATTTTAACAAAAGTTAATACGTCCGCTCCTGGGTCTATATCAGAATTACAGTCGCAAAGAATGCCTAAAATTAGTGGTATACATTTAGGTTCCGGCGTTTCTGCCCATCGGTCTATGCCAATAACAAAGTTAATTCCAACAGTGGATAAATTTACCATACCGTACGGCATCAGAGATTCTACTCACTGGAATATTTTCTTAAAGGAGCCTTTTGATAAAGAGGGTGGATTATGGAAATGGCATATTAATTCTGGAATTATTGGATGGTATAGATATTATGATAAAGATAGACAAAACGATACTAGACCAATACCACAAATTGATCTTTACATTAGCGATGGAGATGTTTTTTTTGCCACTAATGATGGTCCAGAACCACTTGCCATGCCCGGATCAAATAGTAATTGTTATCCCAAATCATGTCCATCTGGTTTAAAATTAACGAATTATACTAATTTAAGCTCATCTGGCATGACTGTTGTACCTAGTGGATCAGAGTTTATATATATATCACAAAATTTATATGCTCAAACATATAAATATATGAATAAAATTATAGATGTATATAAAAATAAATCTTCATCTTTAGTATATAGAGATATATTATATTCTGCTGCTATTTTATCAACTGGACCAGTATTTGATGGTATCACAGTAGATGTTTATACTACTGGTAATTATTCTCAAAATGCAAGACAAGAATTTATTGATCTTATTAATAAAAGACCTGAAAATACAGGCACAATAACATTAGAAGAAGTTAACTCCTACTATTCTAGTGATCAGCCCAGAGATATATATGGTAGGAATGCTGATTTGGTTATGAGGTTGACTAATAAGCCAATGTTATCACACAATGATTTAAATATTATACAAACCACTGGGGACCTGGTAAATACGCTAATTCATAAATATGGGGGATATTTATGGTTAAATAAAAATTCCACAGGTAGTGTATTGATCAATAAAAAAGCTTATCCAAATCTTGCAATAGATATTAATTTTGAGCCGGTTATAAAACATAGCGATACATTTAATGCTGCTGTGCCACGCAATAGACTAGATTGTTCATCCACTATTAGAGGAACCACTAAAGTATTTTCTTATGATCAAAAATTTAATATAAGTAATGCTAGTATAAGTAGTCGTATCTTAGATCAAGGATTAGTTTATAACGCAGTATGTGATACCGGGACAGGAAGACCGGTATCTAGAATTACTGATGCTGCTAATACTATGAGCGTTTTTGCTAATGATCAAAGAATACATACCCAAGCTATGTGGGAATCTCAAACAAAATTTGAAGATATCTATTCTAGATTCCCATCCGTATCATCCACTCTAGATCCAACATTTCAAAATTTACAATTTACCAAAGATCCATGGGATGATACTAATGTATACTTTTTAGCATCAGATGGACAATATAGACATAAAAGAACCTATAATGCTATTATAGGACATCCGGCTATAGATCTTGTTGCTTTTCATAAAGATGGTGGCTTTTACTACGATAGTTCAGCTCTGAATAAATATCCTGGTACTGGTACTGTTGCTTTTATTAAAAATTTTCGTATTAATAATAGAAAAACATCGCCCTTTGTAGAGTTTAAAACATATGATGTTGGCTTAAAATTTTATGATATAGATATATATAAGCTTAGAGATGCAGATAATTTATCTTGCAATACTATGCCATTGGATCAGTCTTGTAAGTGCTGGGATTTGGATATAGTACAAAATTATCCATATAAATGTAATAATAATGGTCCTGTTGTTTTAGAAACACCAGACCTGTATACGCCCTATCTATCAACAGCTTCTAATCCAATAAAAGCATACGGAGGATTTCCAGCTGAAAAAGTCCAAGAGCTTTTGGGAGATTTTAGGTTCTCAAATCATCCTGGTATTGGTGCTAATTTAGATTTTACTAATAAAGTTTTGAATCCTGTCAATAATTTTGGTTGTAAATATACTGCTGGCATTATGCTGTATACTCTTACAAATTCTACATGGAAAGTTAGATTGCCAGATTGGGATCTAAATGATGCTGATGTATGGGTTTATTCTGCTGATGGAGATATTTTTGGCGATAGAAATGCTACATTATTAATTATTAATGGCATAGAAGTTCATCCTAATACTCAGGTTAATCTGGGTAAAATTGGTAGAGACCTAACTATTGTGGCTAGAAATATTTTTCTAGACGCTATATTTGGAGATAATCATCCTTCTTTATATAGTCCTAATATTTTTCCATGCTCTTATGAAAGAGAAACAATATCAATAAATACTCCTGTCACAGCAAAGGTCAGATCAATTAGTGTGATATTCGGTAGAGTTCCATCACAATCTAAAGTAGTATTTTCTTTACCGTCTATATCCAAAATGACCAGTGTTAGTGCTGCTAAGTTTGATCCAAATAGCGGAATAATAGGAGGTGAACAAGGATCTACTCTGGAACTTAAAAATAATGGAATGTTTACTTTTGGTTACGATGATAGGACATTTAATAACTCTGTTAATTATAATACTTCTCATAAAACTTATTCTGGAGTAATATCATTAAATGAAGCATTTAGACTACAAACATTATTGGAGTTATTAGATAGTACTAAAAAATTAAGACTATATGTTAAATTAAATAGTAGTTGGTATGAATATCAAGATCATAGAACATTCGGGTATTATAATAAAAATATCGACGAACAATATATAGGATGGCCATACATATTTTCAGAAAATCATCTAACAAGTGTTGAAGAATCTATTGGTCCTTTTATACCAGCAATTCCAAAAGTGCCACTAGAGATGATATATGTGTTTAACGATCTTGGTGTTCAGTCCGGAAATATGCCTAAAGACTATTATCCATATTTATCTTTTGGTTTTTTTAGAAATGTGCAAGATAAGAAAACTATCTATATACCAGGATCAAGAGCATATTTTGCATTATTGGATAATGATACTAAAGATACCATAAATAACGAAGATTTTATAGATTATAAACATGAATCTTATTATGGTTATGTTGCACATTCGTTAAAGGTGTCTATACCAATAGAGATTAAAAATGATAATAATTCTCCGTTACAGCCAAATCAAATTATAGAAAAAAGTATAGTTGTTAATCCTAAGCTATTTGTTACTGGACAAATTAATCTTCCATTAATAAATAATATATCTAATAATATTTATACAGAGCTGAAATTATCTGCCGATCTGCCGAATAGTTTAATTAATGGTTCTTTCTCTGTTAGTGGTAGTAATAGCGATCAACAATTATATAGTTTGACTTCTTTTGCGTCTGTTCCTCTTATAAATGCGCAAGATACTAATATTATTAGTTTATTTGGTAATACTGGTTCTATAGATATTGGTGGATTGTCTAAGTTTTCTTCTTTATGGTCAGATAAGTATTATTTATCAAATATGGATATATTAAATAGTCCATTTATAAATAATGCTATTAATCAAGCATATGCTCCATATATATATGATAATCTTTTATCTCATTTAATATCAAATAATTTAATAAAATCACAATATAGAATTAGCAATAGTGGCACAAGCATATCATCTGGTATAATGATGTGGCGCGTTCAAACTCAGGGTAATGATACTTCGCCTTTGAGTGCAACAAAAATAATTTCAACCACCGGGACTGGATTATCCTACTATATTCATAGGCCATTTAGTCTTAATGATAAATTTAATTTTGATCATATAGCTAGAGTTAACGATAAATATGATGGTTCGGCATCAAAATATAATCTATATAAAAATCAAAATGGACTTATAGATATAAATTTAGTTTCGCAATTAGATAGTAATGAAGGAGAAGAAGAAGAAGAACCAGATACTTTTGCTGATGCTTTAAGATTGTATAATAGCACAAAAAATATTAGATATCCTTTTGGTATATTACAAATGAGTGGTCTTCACAAGCCAGTATATTTTACTCCTCCTACAGGAGCTGTTTTTGATAAAGTTCCTTTCTTTTTGGATTTGAATCCTAAATTTTTCTTAAAACCAGTACCAGTATCGACAGAAAACGGTATTGTTATTTATAGCGATGATTTTGCTATAAATGATCCTTATGATGTTTATGCTGGTATTAGAATAGAGTCTACAATAAATCCTGGCGTGGATACATCACAATGCACAAATATTATTACTCCAAATATCGGGGCGCCACCAATATTAGCTGATGGTGGTCCTTTTGATTGGTCGAAGTTTAGTAGAGCTATAACTTATGGAAATCCTTATACAACGTATGATATCCTTTGCGACACGGATAATGGGGGGCCTTGTGTAAAACCTGCGTTAGGTGGTCCAGGATTAAGAACTACATCAATAGGCAAATTTAATATTAGTACTAAATACTATAATTATAGTTATAAATATAAAAATATAAGCGAATTACCAAATGAAAATATAGAAGTAGCATTTGGAATAGATGCTGGATTGTATACTAGTATAGGGTCTAATAAAAGTATACCTCAAGTTGTAAGAACCAAGTTTGAAACTTATACTCCATTATTTCCTGATATTAATTTATTGGGTAGTACTTCTTGTATTGGTGGCCAATCTTTTGTTCCTTTAGAAAGAAATTTACGATCTTGGGATAGTACATTTCAATCTGAAATATCAAGCCATTTAACCAATAATATTACTATAGATACTTGGGCTAATGAGTTAATATTTAGAACGCTATATGGATCAAAAGAAGATGTCGGATTTAATGATATTTCTAAAAAATCATCTCAGAATGTTATTAGTAGAACTAGTATTTTAGATAATCTTATCAACAATACTGATAGTAGTTTACAATATTTATATGATAGTATTCCTATGGATTATGATACTGCATCTACAGCAGAAAATATTACAATCAATGGTGCTATTAGTATTTATGGTAAGGGTGCTGTTGGCGATAATATTCAGTTCTATTATAATGATGAATTATTTAATATTAGAATAAAGGAAGATGATCAGGCTGTGTATGTTGAGTGTGAAGAATTGGGTGCTAAAGGAATGTTATGGGAAAAGTTTAGTAGAAGCGTTTCGTATTTTCTAAGACAGGCTGGCTCTAATGCTAGCAGTATTATAGGTGAAGGAACTTCTGAAAAAGTTGTGGGAACTTGTAGAACTGCTGCAAGCACTAGCGTTGGTGTTCAATGTGTCTGCGCAGGAGACAATTCATATGTTCAGGGTTTGTATCCAACGTGCTCTAGTCCTGGGATGTGTTATGTCGGATGTATAGATTCAACAAATGATTTTTATCCATCACCAATAGGTGGTAGTTGGCCATCTTTTTTTACAGAACCGTGTACAGCATTTTCTATTAAAGATAAAAATTCTAATGAAGATAGTGGGCCAATAGATAG